AGTGGATATAAGAGGAGAAATAAATGGGAAATAATCAACTAAAACTATCAGGAGGTCTCCGTTTAGGTAATGCTAACGCAGATCTATCAACACCTTCATCAGGTCTTGTATACTTTAATACAGGATCAAGTCAACTTCGACTATATGACGGTTCAACCTGGGTAAGCTTGGCTGTTGCTTCTAACGAATTTAACGATAACGTATTTCGTATTCGTGATAGTGCCGATATTACTAAGAAATTAGCATTTGAAGTTGACGGTGTTACTACCGGAACAACTCGCACAATTACAATGCCAGATGCTGATGTTGATCTTGGTAATCTCACCAATTCAAATATTTCAGCTTCTGCTGCGATTGCTTATTCTAAACTTAACTTAACAGGAAGTGTCGTAAATGCGGATATTAGTGCCTCTGCTGCTATCGCTTATAGTAAACTTAACCTTTCTGGCAGCATTGTTAACGCTGATGTCTCTGCTTCTGCGGCAATTGCCTACAGCAAATTAAGCTTAACAAACAGCATTGTTAATGCGGACATTAGCTCTTCGGCTGCAATCGACTATAGCAAACTTAACCTTGCTAATAGCATTGTTAATGCCGACGTTGCTGCTGGTGCTGCTATTGCTAGAACAAAACTAGCTTCAGGTTCTGCACACCGATTGGTTGTAAACGATGCTTCTGGCGTAATGGCAGATGCTGCTGCAATTACAGCAGATCGCGCTCTTGTGTCGGATGCAAATGGCATTCCTACGCATTCTGCAGTAACTGCCACTGAACTTGGCTATGTCTCTGGAGTTACAAGCAGCATTCAAACCCAGCTTAATGCAAAAGCAAATGATGCTGATGTTATTAAAAAAGATGGATCGGTTGCTTTTACTGGCGATCAGTCCATGGGTGGAAATCAGCTTACAAACCTAGGAGCACCAATTGCTGCTAGTGATGCTGCTACAAAATCATATGTAGATAGCGTTGCCGAAGGTCTTAAGCCTAAAGCTGCAGCTCGTCTTGCTTCAACGGCAAACTTGTCTCTAAGTGGTCTTGCCGACATTGATGGTGTAACTCCTGCTGCTGGTGATCGTATTCTTGTTAAAGATCAAACCGCTGCAGAAGATAATGGTATCTATGTTGCAGCAGCTGGCGCATGGTCACGTTCTACGGACTTTGATAGTCTTTCTCCTATTGATGAAATCAACGGAGCGATGGTTGCAGTTCAAGAAGGTACGTTAAACGCTGGAAAGGTGTTCGTACAAAGTGGAACTGTTACTACAATTGGAACAGATCCTATTGAATTTGTATTTTTTAACTCTTCTGCTTCACTTACTGGTGGAGACGGTATTACAGTATCTGGTAGCAACATTAGTGTTGATCATGATGGCGAAGGTCTCACTTTTGTATCAACACAATTAGCGCTAGAACTTGATGGTGCAACTCTTAGCAAATCTGTAACTGGTCTTAAAGTTGCTGACGCCGGTGTAACAGAAACACAATTAGCTTCTTCCGTAGCAGGATCTGGTCTTGCGGGTGGCGCTGGTACGCCTCTGTCTGTAAATGTTGATGGACAAGGTATTGAAATCTCAGCCGACCAACTTACTCTGGAACTAGATGGATCTACTCTTAGTAAATCTGCCTCTGGTTTAAAAGTTGCGACCGGCGGTATTACTAATACAGAAGTAAACGCCTCTGCAGCAATTGATTACAGCAAGCTTAACCTTGTTGGAAGTATCGTAAACGCTGACGTTTCTGCATCAGCTGCCATCGCATATAGCAAACTTGCTTTGTCGAACAGCATCGTAAACGCAGACATTTCGGCTTCAGCAGCAATTGCTTATAGTAAGCTGGCTTTGTCAAACAGCATTGTAAACGCAGATATCTCAGCTTCGGCAGCAATTGCCTACAGCAAACTTGATCTATCTGCAAGCATCGTAAACGCAGATATTTCAGCTTCTGCTGCGATTGCTTATAGCAAACTTGCTTTGTCGAACAGCATCGTAAACGCCGATATTGCTACGGGCGCTGCGATTGCTCTAGATAAACTTGCATCTTTAACGGCAGATAGAGCCCTGGTTTCCAATGGTTCTGGCGTAGTTAGCGTTTCTGCTGTAACTGCAACTGAATTAGGATATCTTGCTGGGGTTACAAGCAGCGTTCAAACTCAACTTGATGATAAAGTTGAAGGACCTCTTTCTTCAACAGACGAAGCTATTGCACGCTTTGATGGTACTACAGGTAAACTTATCCAGAATACCACAAATGCAACCTTGAGTGATTCCGGTAGCTTAACTATTGCTGACACGTTTAAACGTGGCGATAGCAGCATGTCAAACGTTGTAGAAGAAGAATATGTCCATAGTGCATCTTTAACTGCATCTACTACGGCTGTTCTTAGTTCTTTAACCTATGACAGTAAGGCCTTTAAAGGCGTTCAAGTGGAATATGTTGCCAGAAATGGTAATGCTGTAAGAACTGGCAAAATCCTCATTGTTAATGACAATGCGCTTTCTGTTGCTTCTTCTGATGTATCTCTTTTTGACAGTTCAACTGAAACTGCGGAAATTAACCTTTCCTTTTCAGCCGCTTTAAACGGAGATAACGTAGAAGTAAGCTATACGACCAGCTCAGGTACATACAGCATTAGCATGGACGTAAAACGGCTTAAAGTCTAAATTAATAAGTAGTATTAAGAGATTAACCGGACCACACTGGTCCGGTTAACTTATTATTGCCAAAAATGAGGACTGAGGGAATTATAAATGGCTAAAGACTTTCTAAAGATTTTTAAAGGTATTAATTTTGCAGGCCAAGCGTCTGCGCCTTCATCACCAGCAAACGGTGATGTATACTACGACACTACATTACAAAAACTTCGTTGTTATCAAAACGGAGTCTGGGTAGATCTTTCTGACTCAGATGGTACTGTTCTTCTTGCTGATGGTAGTGCAGCAAATCCCAGTTTATCATTTACTAATAGCCCAACAACTGGTCTATTTCGTAAAGCTGCAGATAGTTTAGGTTTTTCTGCAGCCGGCGTAGAAGTTGGTAGTTATTCATCTACTGGAGCTTTTACTATTGGTCGAGTTGCTACTGGGGTCCAGCAAACATTAAATACTGAAAACGGTCCTATTCTTGCTTCGTTTACTGCAGCTTTTAACAGTAGTCGTCTTTTTTACACTGACTCCACTACAGGGGCCATTGGACTTGCCGGTGGAACCGGAGGATCAAGCGGATCTAATATATACGTATTTGGCTCTTCTCATTCAACAAACGCTAATCAAATTTTATTTAGACTAGACACTTCAACAATTGGATCAGTAAACTCTAGTGGAGCCTGGACGCTAGGAGCCAGCGGCGGGACTCAGACTCATACGTTTAACGGAGCTAGGGTTGATCTTACCGGCAGTTCTTCAAATTTTAATCAAATTGTTTCTGATCCCGGCGCCGCTGGTACATTTCAACTTCGCTTAAATAATAATACATCCCAAGTTAATATTAGAGGTGGAAGCGGTTCAACATCTGCTGGATTGACAGCATACGGCAGCTCTCATGCAACTCGCGCAAACCAGCTTTCTTTTCATGGAGCATCTGGGACTGAATATATGTCCATGGCGGCAACAGGGGACTTAACACTTTCTACATCTACTGCTGGTGGAATTAGATCGCTTGTTATTGAAAATACTTCTACTGCAGTTGACATTCAACGAGCAGATCTTCTTCTTAAAGTTGATGATAATTCAACCGGATCTGCTAGAATTAGATTTCAAACTGGACCATCTAGTACTCAATATACAACAATTGGAAACGATGCTGCAGATTCTGATTCCTTTATAATTGCAAAAGGAAATGGCCTTGGATCTCAAATAAATTTTAAAGTATCATCTAATAGTATTATTACACTAGGCGTTGTAGGAAACGTTGACACACATAATTTAAATGGTAGTTATCAGGTTTCCAGAGGAATGGTTTTAACAGGCTCAACTTTAACTACAACTAGAGTATTTGATACAGGAGCAGGATCTGGTCATGTTACAAATACTACTCAGATCGGTATTGATAGTCGATTTACAGCAACTTCTAATGCAACCGCTGGTGTTGAAGGTATAAGATCAAATCCAACAACAGTAAACGCTGTTTATACAGTACCATATCTGTCAGCATTTTATGCAAACAATTCAGCAAAAGGCGCATCGTCTACAATTACTCGTCATTTAATGTATGGAGGTACAACTCCAAATCAAGGTACTAATAATGCTTTTATTTCAGATAACGTTTCATTCACTGGTAACTGGTTCATCAACAGCACGAGCACGAACCCATCACGCATCGGCGGAAACCTCGGAATCGGAACAGATCCAAGCAATGATATAGCTTTACGCTTACAAAGAACAATTCCAGGATCAGCCACTACAAAGTACTCGCTCTGGAATACGCCGGTATTTAGCAGTACCACAACTTCTGCTGGCCAGGGTGTATTTTCTCGTGTTGAACTTGAGAACGCTTCCTTCACAATGGCCAACGCCTATAATTTTATTGCCGGTACTCCTATTAAAGGCGCTTCGGCAACTCTTACGCGCTATCACGCATTTTACAGCTCCACATGGACGGGCGTTGCAACAAACGCTGCAATGATAAGTGACAACACCAGTTTCACAGGGGACTGGGTTATTAATAGTACAAATACTAATCCTAGTCTATTAAGCGGACAAATCGCACTTGCTGGGACTTTAATTAATTCAAGTGCTTTAGTGCAAGTTGGTAGACAAGGATCAAATCAAACATTGTTATCAGGCGTAAACCAGCGCGGGTTAGAAGTTGATATTATTGGTAACACATCTGCAACAACTAACATCATTGGTATTAACTCGGTTACAAGAAGTCAAGCAAGTTCATTTACTTCTACATTATTACGAGGATATAATTCAGAAATTGTAATTGGAGCTTCATCTACTGTAACTAGGGCTGTTAATTATTACATTTCAACATTAACAGTTAGTGGAACTTTGAATAATCGCGCCTCTATTGCAGATAACGTTTCTTTCACAGGCAACTGGTTTATCAACTCGACTTCTACAAATCCTAGCCTATTTAGTGGAACTTTAGAAGTCAATACAACAACCGGCGTATTTAAACCGCCCAGGATGACAACGGCACAAAGAGACTTATTAACTCCAGCTGCTGGCGATGTTATCTATAACACAACTACTAATAAACACCAGGGACATGACGGAACTAACTGGAACGATTTCTATTAATTTAAAGGAGACCAATATATGATGAAACCAATCGATGACGAGGGAAGATCAGCTAAGCTTGATAGTCTTAAAGAACTTCTTAAGGCTTTCAAAGAAAGCTCCCTTCAAAAACTACCTAAAGGAAAAGGCGTATCTATGATGTCTGTTTCCGTTTCTAAGCCTAAGAAAGAAGATATGGAAATGGAAGATGAAGATCTTTCAGAAGAAATGTCTCCTGAAGCAGAAGAAACAATGGAAGAAGACATGATGCCCGAAGCCGAAGGTGACATGGACGAAGAAATGGAAGAAGATGAAGACGAATATGAACTTCCTGAGCCTTCTGTTCCTAGTGATCTTATGGACCTCGTAAAAGAAATGCTGATGCGTAAAAAAGAAGAAAAATAAATGAAGGATCATAAACTAAAGGCGCTTCGTAAGCTTTTAGATCTTATGAAGACCCGACAAACTAAGAAGTTGTCTCCTTACTCTGAAGGAGCCAAGCTATCTGGAATGGCAGGATATCTTCCTGATATGAAAGATGGCGGTAATATGGAACTTCAACGGAAGAAACTTCAAAAAGCAAAACCTTACGATCGCATTGAAAAGGATAAATAATGGAAGCTGATAGCAAAAAAATGAAGCTAGATATGCTTAAGAAGCTGAAAGATAGTATGAAAAAAGTTTCATATAAAAAACTCGGCATTAAGCAACAACCTGGCGCATCTTTAAAAAGCATGACAGATGGAAGTGGCGTTTCTAGCGTCAACCCCTCTTACCCTGGATTTAAAGATCCTTTTAAAAAGAAATAAGGATAGTAACAAATGGGATTTGACTACACTTCAGATGCTCTAATTAAAGACATTAAACGAAGAACATTTATGCCTATTAGTCAGATCACATATGATGATTCTGACATTCTTGATTTTGCAGATGAAGAAACCCAAGTTGGCATTGTTCCTCTTTTAATGTCTGTAAGAGAAGACTATCTTGTAACCTATAAAGAAGATGCAATTCAAGCGGACACTGTTGCATATAATATGCATAAACGTGCTATTGTACAAAAACTTAAAGATGTCACTGTAATTGAGTCTAATTCAAATCCTGCAAATCCTATTGAAATTAGTATTCCTAGAATTCAATCTGATCAAGCCCCAAGTGGTCTCCTTAATAACTACCCAGGGTTTTATGTCAGAAATAATAAAGTAATTCTACAAAATCCTGAAGCTTTCACAGGTCAAAAACTTCGACAGTACTATTTTCTTAGACCAAGCAAACTGGTTACAACTATTAACGCTTGTAAGATTACTCGTGTTGGTCCAGATTCTAGTCTTTCTCCTGTTCTTCAAGCAAATCAAATTGAAGTAAGTTTAATTCCAACAGAATTTGGAACTACTGCAACTTTTAATCAAACAGTAGATATCGTAAAAGGTAATCCCGGATTTGAAATCCTCTCAATGGATGTAGAGGCTACTTTTAATATTAATACCCTTATTATCACATTTTCTAGTTTAACGGAATTACCTGAAGAACTAGAAGTAAATGACTGGGTATGCTTAGCTGGTGAAACTGTAGTTCCCCAAATACCGGTTGAAATGCATCCGATTTTAGCTCAAAGAGCTGCAATTAAAGTTTTAGAAGGAATGGGCGATAGCACTAACCTTCAACTTGCACAAGGAAAACTCAAAGAAATGGAAAAGGCTATTTTAGGTCTTTTAAGCAACCGGATTGAAGGAGAACCACAGAAGGTTATTAATCCGTATTCCCCACTTCGCGTTTATCCTTGGAGAAGATTTTAATAATTTAAAAAAGGCTGTTTAATATGCCACAAAGTATTTTACTAAAAGCTAAAGGTCTCCACACGTACCCAAATCCTTTAAGCGCAATCCCAGATGGCGCGTTAGAAGTAGCTAAAAATCTTGTAATAGATAGAGAAGATACTGCAGAACCAAGGCGTGGATTCAGTGAGATTGAATATCCACTCGGATTATCAAGTGATAATAGACCCGACCAATTAATTGTTTATGGCGATGATGAGTTGATTGCTCATTATGGATTAGGAACAGATCCAACTAGACTTGCTTTTTTCATGTTTGAACAAGAGTTTAGTGCTGTTATTTCTTCGGGATCAAATGTTGTTTCTGACATATTGAGCACCAATGGTTACTATTCAAGTGCTGTTGTAAAAGCTGTAGTCATTGAAACCATCTTTTCTGGTGACCAAACCCTTGGATCTAATACTTTAACAAATGTACTAACCACTCAAGGTTTATATGTTGGTCTACAAGTTGGAGGCAGAGGTATACCACCTGGCACCACGATAACAGCAATCTCTGGTACCGGCCCATATACTGTTACTATTTCTAATAATGCACTTTTTACTGCGGTTGGTAATACTATTACAGCAAGTAATGAGAATTTAATTAACCTTCCAACAGATACAAGAGCAGTGGTTATAAATAACAATAACCTGGTTTTAGATCAAAATAGCTCATATACAAGCAGAACGTTGAATTTTGATCCTACAGATGTCAACACAACGACCGATCTAATAACAATACCAAACCATGGATTATTAGACGGACAAACAGTTCAGTTTACTTCTAGTGGGACACTACCGGCACCATTAGCAACTTCTACTTTATACTATATTGTTCAATCAAATAATGACACCTTTAGGTTGTCTACTGTTGCCAACGGTTCCGGTATCAATTTAACCAGCCAGGGTACGGGCGTTCATACAATGACAGTCCGTGATTTATTTACTATTGGCGGCTGGATTGATTATCCTGGGGTATTCGAAAAACCTGAAGGTAATATCAAAATTAGATTTGCTGAACAAAACAATTCTCTTTTCTTAACAACAAAAGATGGAATACGTAAACTTGATAATATTGAAGGAATACGTTTAAAAGCCACCGTCACCGATGGTTCTAACATTATTACAAATGTAGATGTTTTAGATATACATCCAGGTGAGTTAGTTTCAGGACCAGGAATCCCAGATGGGTCTATTGTAACAGATCTATTAAGTGACACAAGTTTTGAAATTGACAACAACGTTTCATTACCCACAGGGGTAGTAAGTGCAAGTGATCAGCTTATCTTTGTACAACCAAGGCTTGCTGGTATTTCCTATGCACTTGATGGAGAAGCGGTATTAACTACTGATTTCAGTGGATTTTTACCTAATGACAGGGCAGTTCAATATTTTATTGTATGGGGGTATAAAGATGCAAATAACCGTATTGCTAGAGGTGCTCCATCTTCTGTCCTGGGGATTGTTGTTTCTAATAATACTGGTGAATCTAAAAACGTCCAAATAAAGGCTACAATTCCTAATGATATCACACCCGCTCATTTCTATCAAGTATATAGAAGCGGATTTTCTGCAAATGCAGCAAGTATACCTCCTTCTGAGTCTCGTTTAATTTATGAGGCCAATCCCACCTTTACTGATATTATTAATGGTATTATCACATTTAATGATAACGTTCCAGAAGAACTAAGAACAGGTGAGATATTATATACATCTGAATCACAAGAGGGTATTCTACTTGGAAACTTTCCTCCCCCCTTTGGAACGGACATTGCTTCTTTTAAAAATAGTCTATTTATTAGTAACATTAAAACCAAGCACACCCTTGGTCTAACGATATTATCGGTAAGCGGCAACTTTAGTATACTTGGTAATACAGACAATAGTACACCCTTTAAAGCTTTAACGATTTCTAATCCAGTTTTGAATATCACTGGAGATGTAACATCTGGTTCCCCTTTAATTGCAAATATTTCACCAACAGATATGGGTTCCATTGCAATTGGAATGACAATTACAGGAACTGGCATCCCTGAAGGTACAAAAGTTGCATCTTACGATTCTCCTTCAAGCATTAGAATAACCAAGAATGCAACTGCAACAAACTTGGCAGTTTCTTTATCTTTGAGTATTACCGGTGTATCTCAAGGCCAATTGGTTTTTGGAACGCCCATTGGATCTGGTGCAAAATTAGTAGACACTTTTAATGAGTTTATTATAACATCAAATACAGTTAACGCTAGTCCAATGTTGTTTAATCTATCAACAACAGCCGGTTTAAAAGAAGGTCAACCCGTTTCTGCTGCTTCTGGAATCCCAGCTGGCACACTTATTGAAAAAGTTTATGCAGGAAAATCTATATCATTTGTTGAAAATAACACAGATGATATTACTGATACATTTACTCTAAATGGTCATGGTCTAGAAAATGGAAATGTTGTAACGTTTGAGGGAAGTTCTTTACCTACCGGCATTTCCACAGGTACATTCTACTACATTATATCTGCATCTGCAAACACCTTTCAAATTTCCACCACTTTTGGTGGAAGTGCTTTAAACTTTACCACCACAGGTGCCGGTTCAATAGTACTTTCACCACAGGTTAGAATGACCGACAACGCTTCCGCTAGCGTTAGTGGCCTCGTGGTAACCTTTGGAGCGGGCTTTAAATTAGATACGCCTTCTACTGCCACCACCACAGGCGCAACAATTACTTTTAAAAATGGAACGGGTGGAATTGAAGTTAATGATACTCTTACTGTAGCTGGAGTTACATATACGGCTGGCGCATATGAGGACTATACTGGCGTAAATCGACAGTTTCGAGTATATTCTCATGGAACCCCAGCTCAAAATATCACAAATACCGCCCTATCCCTGATTAGGGTTGTAAATAGACAAGGTTCCGCAATTGGTTCAACAGATGTTTATGCTAGATACACTTCTAGTATTAATTCTTTGCCAGGTGAGATTGTATTTGAGGCAACAGACTTCCTTGGTGGTATTTTTTATGCAACAGCAAATAATGTTGCCTCTGGATTAGCATATACTCCAGCATTGCCTGCTGCGGGCGGCACTACAGTATTTTCTGAAAATAATGAATTAGGTAATGGACTGGCATATAGTAAATTTGATTTACCAGAAGCTTTTCCACTGGGATATGTTCAACAAATTGGAAATGAAAAATCTCAAACTATTAGAATTATTCCGCTTAGAGACAGTTTATTCAATCTTAAAGAAGACGGCGTGTTTAGGGTAGCGGGAGAAGATCCAGAAAGTTTTTCTAATTCTCTTTTTGACAACACTATTACACTTGCTGCCCCAGAATCAGTAGCAAAGCTTTCAAATATTATATTTGCTCTTTCTACGGAGGGCGTGGTTGCAATTACCGACTCAAACGCAGAAACTGTTTCAAGACCTATTGAAAACTTAATATTAGATATTTTTGAACAAGATACAACTAAAGTTAGAACATTAAGTTTTGCATATGCTTATGAGTCTGAGAAAAAATATATTCTTTTTACAATTAAACAATTTTCTGATTCATATGCAACTCAAGCTTTTGTTTACAATACATTTACAAACAGTTGGACCACCTGGGAATTAACAAGAACCTGTGGAATTGTATTACCTTTTGATGATCTTGCTTATTTAGGTAATCATGATAGCAACACCGTAAAGGTTGAAAGAAAAAGTAGAAACTATACTGATTATATCGACGATTCAATTGACGTTTCAATTGAATTTGTAACCGGGGTTTTAACGGCTGGATCTAACCAAATAACTTTAATTTTACCCGACACGACGCACCTTTCACTGGGTCAAACGGTATCTGGCACAGGCATCCCTGATGGTGCTAAAATTTCTAATATTAATAATAATTTTACTATAACTTTAAACAAAGCTGCAACAATCTCCGGTACGGTAGATTTACAATTTGAAAATGGTAGTTTAATTAGGCTTGCAAACACATTATCAACAGCTGCCGGCGATGTTATTTATCAGAACGATGGTCGATTTAGTATCATTTTAGAAGTTAATTCTGACAAGAGTACCATCCTTACTAGAAATCCAATTAACAGCTGGACTGCTGGAGATGCAAACGTCCTTAAGGCTATCGATAGTGAACTTAGGTATGCACCTCAAACATGTGGAAATCCTTCTTCAATAAAACAAGTTACAGAATTTATTGCAATGTTTCAAACTCCTTTCTTTGACAAAGTTGACATTTCATTTGAAAGTGATATATCTGGAGGAAAAGAAACCGTTGAATTAGAAGGTCAGATTGGCGGGGTACTCTGGGGCCTATATCCATGGGGCGAGGTGGTTTGGGGTGGAGTTGTTAGAGCAGTTCCACTTAGAACCTATGTACCAAGGGATAAGCAAAGAAACACTCAATTAAATATTACAATTTCACATCGAGAGGCTTATGCTTTTTATCGATTATCTGGAATACAGTTATATTTTAACACCGGCAATCAGAGAGTGAGAAGATAACATGGATAAGAGATTTGAAAAACTTGTCACTTATGTAAAAGATGGCAAGAAAAGAACAAAAACTGTAAAATATGGTCAAGCTGGCAAAGCAAAAGATGGCGGAGATAGAATTCGACCCGGCACTTCTAAAGGTGACGCATATTGCGCTAGAAGTAACGCAATAAAAGGAAACTGGAGAAGTGATCCTAATAGCCCAAATAATTTATCCCGTAAAAAATGGCGCTGCCGTGGCGACAAGAGCATGAGGTGATAATATGAAACCCGGATTATATGCAAACATTCACGCAAAAAGAAAGCGAATAAGGGCAGGTAGCGGAGAAAAAATGCGAACCCCCGGCACAAAGGGTGCTCCCACTGCAAAAAACTTTAAGGAAGCTCAAAAAACAGCTAAAAAGCCACAAAAATTTAGTAAATTAAAAGACTATTTAAAATGAAACCTAGGTATATTAAGAGAATTATCAAAGATGACTTTCCGCAGGAGGTCCGCACTTGGATTGATACTCTTTTGTACCCATTAAATGCTAGTATTGAGCAAAATAGTCAAATTTTACAAAAAAACATTAGTCTTATTGATAACTTAGCTGCAGAAGTTAGAACTTTACAAATCGTAGGTAGCAGTTTAATAACAGGAAACAGCACAGAAGGATCAAATATTATAACAGATTCTGTGTATTATCAAGCAGTTATAGATGGTGTAAACTATGGTGTACAGCCTGGACAACCTGTTGCTGGATTAGGTCTACCACCAGGCACAACGGTAGTGTCAGTAAGTGGTTCTACTATAACTCTATCGCAAAATAGTAATATTACTCAGAAAAATGCCAAATACCAGGCTGGTGGTTTCTTCCCACTCAGGTTATCTTATAATTTATCATTTAGACCAACTAGTGTTTTTGTTAGCAATATTGCTGATTTACAAGGAAATCCTACTTATATCTCAGAAGGCGTCACTCCGCAATGGAGAATTGAAGGCAGAGATATCGTCATTGACGGAATCAGCGGATTAGAAGCTGGTCGTTCTTATAATATAACATTTGTCATACTATAAACTTTAGTTACTACAAATTAATAAGTAGTATTGTAGGGTTAGGTTGTACCCTGGAGTTTTGTGATGATAAAAAATCCTTTTAGATCAGATGATGATCAAACATTTTCTAAATTACAAGAGTACGTAGCTGGTCCTACTACTCAACCTGCTGCACAAACTCAGCAACCTGTGCAGTATGCGCAAGCTGCAACATTAAATCAACCAGCTGCACAACCAAAGCAAACAACTCCACAACAACAACCTGCAACTCCTGCTGCGATGCCCGCACCAGTTACACCTGTAGTGCCGCCAGTTGTCACTCCGACACAAGCAGCACAACCTGTTGCACAACAATTTGGACAGCCGCAACAACCACAACCTGTACAACCTCGTCAAACATTGATGACACAAAACACGGCTGCTCAACGCTATGCTCAGATGTTACAACAAAGTGCACCACAAGCACAAGCTGCATCATCTGGCATAGCACAAGTTATTCAAGATCCTGTTACTGAAGCAAAAAGAAAATTAGATTTAGCACAAGCTGAATTTAAGCAAAAAGTAGCAGAATCTGGCCTTACAAGAGACCAAAGTAGAACATCAGATATTATAAATAAAGCTGCAAACTTAAAAGCCGGAGAAACTTTAACTCCAGAAGAATTTGCAGAATTAGAAAGTATCTCTAACACAAGAAGTGCATTTGGAGAAGGCGTTAGAGATACTGATTTTGCAGCTTTACAAAACTATGTTCAAGCTCTAGGTAAAGCTGATGTTGCAAAACAGATGGCAGGTTTAACCGATACAGCTGGAAACAGACAAGAATTAATTTCCAAGCTCGTGGGAGACAGTGCTAGATATAATCAGGGGCAATCTCTGTATGATGCACTTCTAGCTGGAGGCACTTCTCAGTCTGCACAGCAATTAGCAGATTTAAGACGCGAGCTTTTAACAGAAGACTCACTTGGTAAACTTGCTGAACAGAGTGAAGCTGGTGCACTTGCCTCTAGAGACTTAGAGCGTCAAGAAATTGAAAGTGCATATCAAGATATACAAGACCTTCTTGATGGAAAAGAAGGATCTGGTAAACTTGCTGAACTTGAGCAAAATATTAGAGATAGAGTTGTATCTGAAAATCAAAAAGTAGAAGAAACAAACGCACTTATTGACGAAGTAATGCCTAACATCGGAAATACTTTTGGTGATACAGAAAAAGAACGTCGATTAATGGATCTTTTAAATATTGAACCCGGTTCAAAATTAATCAGATACATTGAAGAAGGTTCAAAAGATCCTGCCACCATCGGTAGATTAAAAGAGCTTAATGAACAAACTGCCACCACTAAGGATGAACTTGCTCGTTTAAATGAACTCTACAGAATTGGAGCATTAACCGGAAGACAAGGTGATAAAATTGTTGCACAAGATGATGAAACCCTTGGAACTGGACTTGATCAGCAACTAGATATTGATGCCGATAAATTAAAAAGCGGATTTGATCAAAAACGAAAAGTTGTTCAAGATAAAGTAAATAACCTTGTTGAAAACTATTCACTTACTCCCATAAAAGATTACTCCTTTGGTAAAGGTCTTACTGCAAAGAATGTTACACAAGACATTTATAATCGTTTAAGAACCGGCAGAGTTGCCGACGGTGATATTAATGAAGCAAATAAAGTCTTATCAAAAGCTAGAGAATTAGTAAATCAGATTAATAAGACTTATGTTGATAATAATTATAAATTAACATCATTTGATGGTAAAAGAAGACAAGTTCCAAAAATTAGTATAACACCAACGCAAGCTGAAGTTAATTCTCAACTGCTTGATATTTTTAAGACGACGATGCCTAGGGTAAATGTTATTAGCAAAGACCAAATTAAAGATCCAGCGGTTGAATTGCAGAAGTTAAAAAAATCCAATCCTGCGCGATATAATCAACTTCTTAGACACGCAAAAACTGCAGCAGAAGTTAAACGGGCAGCTGGATTATTTAAGTTATCTATATAAGATTTTTTATGAAATATATGAATTTATATATAAAAGAGCGATATCCACAGTTTGAAGATTCAAATAAGACTGCTTTTGAATATTTAACATATTTAAAAAAGAACAATTTTCAGTTTTTAAATGAAAAAGAAGGATTTATCGTATATAAATTCGAAGGCGACGCTTGTATAATTAATGATATTTATATCTGTAATGAATATCGTAAAACTAAATCTGCTTGGAAATTGTTTAATAACTTAAGGAACTTGACATTGACAAACAAAAACTGTAAAGTATTAATTGGTTTCTCAGAACATAACGGAAATAATCATCAAAGCGGAATTGGAGCAATGACCGCAGCTGGTTTTGTAAAAACTGGTCAAGATGATATTAAAGACATCTATATAAGAGGTAACTGGTAATGGGCGGAGTAGTAAGTGGCGTTGGTAAATTAGTAGGCGGCGGTGGCGGCGGAAAACAACGTAGTCAAGCTGAACAAGTTCAAGCTGATGCTTTTGATTACATTAATAACATTAGACTCCCTGCACTTGAAGACTTGCAGATTAACCCTAGTGATATTACCTATTATCAGGTAACTGGCAAACTAACTCCAGCATTATATGAAGCCGTCCAAATGGATAAAACCCTGCTGGAAGACCTTGAATATAATCCTGATATCATTAAAGATCAGATGGCTGGTATTCAAGCTAAAAAAGAAAGAATTGCTGAAGGTGGTCTATCAATCGAAGATCGCGCTCGATTAAACGAAGTTCTCCAGGAATCTGGAAGACAAAATAAAGCTCAACAGGAGACAATTGCAGCTAGATTACGCGAAAGAGGCGCAGCAGGCGGAGCCGTAGAGGCTATGAAACGTTTGCAAGGACAAAGCCAGGCCGCTGATACTACTGCTGATAATGCATTTAAAACTGCCGCTCTTGCTGCAACTTCTAAACTTCAAGAAGAAGACAAGCTTCAGGATCTACTTGGAAGACTTGCCACTCAGGATATTGGAGTTAAAGGAACAAGAGCACAGGCTGAAGCTGAACGTCAAAAGATGAACACTTCTCTTTTAAATCAACAAGCGCTCTCTAATGTAAATATTCAAAATGCCGCACAAATGGCAAATTTACAAAACCAGCAAAGAGTTTCAGATGCTAACGTTGGTCTTGCAAACCAAGGGATGCTTGCTAATAAACAAGCCATTCAACAGAACCTAGCCAATCAGTTTGCTAAAGGAAATGCACTTTCTGGTGCAAGCAAGACTTACAGTGAAAATCTAATGGATCAAGGTGCAAGACGCGATGCTGAAAAGGCCGGTAAATGGGATAGCATCGGTGGATTTGTTGATAAAGGAATTGGCCTTGGTACTGCCATTTTCTCAGATGAAAACTTAAAGACTGAAATCAATGAAGCCGACAATGAAATTGACGAAATGTTAGAAAAACTTTCTCCTGTATCCTTTAAGTATAAAGATCAAAATGACGGTGAAGGAAAGCACACCGGAATCATGGCACAAGACCTTGAAAAGTCAAAAGCTGGTAAAGATTTAGTGGTTGAAACCGAAAAAGGAAAGGCTGTTGATGTCAAGAAAGCTCTTAGTGCTATTATGGCATCACAAGCTCGTCTTGCAAAGCGTTTGAAAGATATTGAGAAAAAAGGATAAAAACAATGGACGATTCTTTTAGAAAAAACCTAACAGGTGGTATTAATCCTTTTGCTGATGATTCTCTTAGCTTTGATGAGCAACTAAGAAGAAAAGCTCAACAATTAGGTATTGAACCATCTGACAGCATGGTTTCTGAAGTTATTGAAGAAAAAGCTAAAGAACAGTTCCCTGGTGAAGAAGCTCCAGTTGAACCTCAGCCAATAAAGCAGATGGCAGATCAGCAGCCTGATGAACAGGATTTATTGCAAAAACAAGAGCAAGCTTTAAAAGAATCAACTCCGGAAGATAAGCAGCCTGTTTCTGAAGTTGCTGCCCCTCAGGATGACGTTAGTCTTAAAACCGATCCTATTGCTTATCTTAGAAATAAATACGGTCTTGCTGCTCCCACCCAAGTAGAAGAAATGAAAAAAGATACAGATTATTCTACTCTAAAAGACACACAAAGACGCGGTAGTATATTAAATGCTTTGTCTGAGTTTGATAAAAGCGCCGGTCAACTTGGATCGAGTGCACTTCTTGAAGGTAGAAAAGCCGGATATACCGGATCTTATACTGGTGGAGCTTTAAAATCTGTAGCAGATAGAGAAGCTAAAGATCTAGAAGAACGTAAAAAGTTTAGAGATGAAGATCTTAAAAATATTCAAACGGGTTTAACTGTAGAATCTGCTGCCGATACGTTTAAAAATAAACTTATAGAGGCAGAAAAAAAATTAGAAGACGAAAAAGAATTAGCAAAGATGGAAGGTCCTCTTTACGAAATGACCAAAGATTTATATAAGACAGCCTTTGGTAAAGATCTTCCAGAGGGCATTAGTCCTAAAGTTCTTTTTAAAGTTCAGCCTGAATTCAAGGATGTTATTAAACAAAGAATGGTAAATGAGGCCACTGCTGAACAAAGTCGTCTTAATAGAGAAAATCAATTAGAATTAAAAGAGATGGAAGTCGGCAAGAAAGATCAGACTGCTCAAGATAAAGCCACCTTAGAGATGGGTAAAGAACAGTTAAAACAACTAAAAGAAATTAGACAAGGCGAACTTTCAACTGATAATCAACTAACTCAGTTAAACGACACTATTAATCAATATGTTGATTATGTACAAAAATCTAAATTCGGTGGAACTGGTCCTATTGCAAACATGCTTGGATTAAAATCAGTAGTCGACACTCCTACTCAAAAAATTAAACAAAGGTTTAATCAGATTGCTTTAGATAAACTAGTTCAACAGTTCTCTGGCATGTCAAAAGCGATTGATAGTAACGCTGAGCGTGCGTTTTTTGAATCAACACAGCCGGGAACCGATAAAGACGAAGATGTAAATTTTCAAGTATTATTTGGTATGAAATCGGTAATGTTGAAAGATAAAGCCGAAAAAGAAGCCCAAAGGCGATGGATACAAAGCGGAAAAGATATGGTGGACTACGAGAGTCCAATCGTAGGAAAAACTGCTACTGTTGTAGATACTACAGGAAAAATGCATATTATTCCTAAAGGTCAACTTCCTGATGCTTTGAAAAATGGCTATACAACGGTAGATGGATACGTAGACAGGGTAGTTAAAAAGAAGAGGTTATAATGGAAACTAAAAAACCATTTACATTAACACCTTTATTCTCTGAAGATCAGGGGTTTAATGTGCCCAGTGTGGAAGATACTTCTGAACTTAATCTTCCAGAAGCTACAGATGAACAAGCAATGGAAACATCTGAAAGTGCTGCCCAACAAGCAATTACACCTATTTTCTCTGAAGACGCTGGATTTGATGTAAAACCTCTTGAAATTGAAGAAAGTTCTCCAATTAATACGGATGAAATAGAACAAAGTGAATCTTTAGCAAAGAAAGCATATAGACTGGCCGACGTTGCTGGAGAAGGTCTACTTAGAGGATGGAAATCTGAAATTCAATCCGGTATTGAAAACGTTGTACTTCCTGAATACCTCGGAAGAGAATTTGATTATAAAGATGTCCTTCCTTTTCTTAAGTCAGAAGAAGAAAAAGCAGATGATTTAGCTGCTCAGCGTGAAGGTTTTGAAAGATATCAACCTTCTAAAGAGAAATACGAACAGTTTACAGAGCAGACTAAAGAGATGATGCCTAGAGCAGCATATGTAACTGAACTTGGTGGAGCATTATTACCATATGCTCTGGTCGGACCCGGAGCTGGCGTTGCTGCAAATGCTGCCCTCGGTGGAGTAGAAGGTGCTGTAACGGCCGCTGGTAAATCTGAAGCAGATATTGGTAGTGATGACTTTTTAAAAGACACTGCAACCGGGGCTGCAATCGGAACCGCTCTTGGTGGTGCCGGTTCAAAATTAATGAAAGTTTCACCTAGATTAGCAACCGCAGGGTTAATGGGAGCGGCTGCTACTCCAGTATTAACAGGAGAAGTAGACCCTTCGCAAATGGCCGCAGGTGGAACCGCTGCCCTTCTTGCTGCGCTAGCCACAAGGGGTAGATCTGCAGCAACAGCAACTCCTCCCACAACGTTGGTCGGTAAAGCTTATCAATATGCAAAAGAAGGTCTTGATTTAACAAGTCCGGAAGCAATTGAAGTTGCTAAAGATAAAGTTGTAAAAAATGCAGTTGAAGTTGCTGAATCAGTAAAAAAGAATTCTGAAATTGCAGGCAAACAAGCAACTGATACCATATTTAGCTTTTTTGATGATCAAGTACAACAATTAGGAAACTTAATATCAAAGGGCTCTGAAAATAAAGATGCTATATTAAAGTCTCTTAAAACCAAAGTCTGGAAAGACCTCGAAACTCATATTCAAAAGTTTAAAGCCGCACACCCTGGCAAAGAAGTCGAAATTGGTGATGTATTTGAAACTGCAGCAAGTGCTTTGAGAAAGGGCGCTAAAGAAGCCCTTACTGATCCTGCTGAGATTCAAGCAGCAAATAAGACTATTGACATTATTAACAATGTTGGTAAGATTAAAGATAACAATATAGCTGTTGCTATTAAAGAAATCTATTCACCTTTAAGCAAAACTCCTCAAGTTACTAAAACTATTGAGGGCGTTACAGATCCTGTTGAAAGACGGGTATTAGAAAGCTTAACTCCAGATGAATTGCAACAAGCTGGATTTCAACAAACCACTAGGCCTTTTAAAACAATAGAAAAACCTGAAACAATTACAAGGACAGCTGGAACTTCCGTTGGAGATGAAAGTTTAACAGTTCGAACCGCTGGAGATACTCCAGTTCAAACAGATAGAACTGTTTTTGGTCGAGAAACTCCAGAGGCATTACAACAAAGACTAGAGACCCCATTTGCTTCTCAGACAGATGACGCTTTACCTTCTTCTTTTGTTTCTGAAAGCACAAAGCCCGCTCAGGTTGTTACTGCTACAAATAGGGTATTTGAAAGAATGTTCCCTGGTAGATCTGATTTAAAAGCAGTATCTTTAGATGAAATACTAGATGCAAACATCAAGCTTAATGAAATTATTGGTTCCTCTAAGTCTGACTATACTAAACGAGTTCTTTTAAACGCTAAAGATCAGCTTGCTAAAAGAGAACAAAGCTTAACCGCTGGTACTGAGTTTAAAGATGTTGTGTCTAGAAGAGAACTTTACGGTGCATTGAAAGATGCTGAAAGTCTTTTAAATACAGATAATTCTGCTCAATTGTTTAAATTAGTAGACGACATGCTTGCTGCTCAAAAAGAAGGTCGATTTACTGATTATGCAAAAGCTTTTAATTCTATTAAAAATGTAAACCCAGAATATGCGCGCAACTTAGAGAATATTCTCTTAGAAAAAGGCGGAACCTGGAGGAATTTGATTGCTCAACAAAAAGCAAATCCCTTACAAAAAGTAGAAACTCTTGCTGCTGAAGGTATTGAATTACCAAAGCAAGTTCAAAGTGCTTCTCAGATATTACAAGAAATGGAAGCTCTTAAAAAGTCAGCAGGAACTGTTTCACCAGTAACTGGTCGCCCTACGGCAGAAGCATTTAAATTTGCAGAGAACCTTGGAGAATTACAAGGCGGAAGAGCATATGATCCAAAGCTTGCTGCTGAATTAAAATCTTCTATTAACATCATTAAAGACTATGATCCTGATCTTGCACAAAAGCTTTTAACAGAAGGCGCAAAAGATGCCGATGTACTTAGAATTATTAAGATTTTAAGAGGAGAATCAGACCTTGGATTCATCCCTTCTACTTTTCAAGGAGCCCTTGTAAAAACCTTGCAAGTACTCGGGGTTCCTAGACTTGCATATGCAGCAGGAAAAACTGTTGGTAAAGTGCAAAGTACTGTTGGCAGCGCAACACAAAAGATATATAACCCTATTAAAAAGGTACAAGACGCCCTACAAAGCGAAGTAAACGTGTTTGGTAGATTTGATACCCCACTTAAAAACGCAATGAACAGAGGAGAAGGTTCTCTTAGAGCAACAGTATACATGCTTTCTCAACAATTTCCAGAGTTTAGAGAAATGTTGAACGAGTTTGAAAAAGAAGAGTAATTAGAGGTAGTTATGGATAATAATAAGTTATTTGATTTGTTAGAGAAAATTGATAATAAAGTTGATATTCTTGCAATTGAACAAGGTAAACAAGAAATTATTAACTTGTCAAATCATGAAGAATTGCGTAAAATAAGAGAAGATGTAAATTATCATATCAAACGAACTAATCTTCTTGAAGAACAAGTAACAAAGATTCGAGGATTTGTTTTTTATGTTAGTTTAACAATTGGCGCAATAGGTGCAGTAACTACTATTCTTTCAAACGTGTGGTCTGTTTTTAGATAAAGGAATGACTGGATGTATAAATTACCCGAAGATGAGTTATTAAACCAGGCTGCTGCTTCCGAAGGGGCTCTAAATCAAGAAGAAAAACTTGACGGTATTAAAAATGTCATCAAAAATCTAATCGGAACTAAAACGTCGACACAGCCCGATTCGCCTGTAACGGTTCAACAAGAAAATATGCCTAAAAGACCGGTAGATGTTCCTTCAAACATTGAAGCTCCTAAGGCCATGGACTATGGTAATTTTGAAACAGCAGAACCTGTTAATATTGATTTTGAAAACAAGCTTGCTATTTTAAGAAAAATGACAGGAATGAAGGAGTAATAAAATGAAACCATCTATCAGACTTCCTGTAGTTTTTGAATTAAATACTCTTACTGTAAATTGTTTAAAACTAAGCGGCATAGGTTCTACTAAAGAAGAGGCATTTCAAGACATCCTGTCAAACAATCCAGATTTTTATTCTATGTTAAAAGACGGAAGTTTTGACTACATTGGAGACCACCTGGGTGTTATTGTTGTAAAAACTGATAAACTATATGATAAGCTTCTTGAGATTGAACCCCTTCCAGTTGAAGTTAAAAAACCTAAGAATAAGAATTTAAAAGATGTATCTCCGGAGGACGTAGTAAAATACGGTTATTAACAATGGCAACACCATTTGATCTTTTTCAACAAATGGCTCCGGATATCAATTCTTTAGATAGATTTGATCAAGAAGCCTATCGTCAGCAACAACAAAGAATGTTTGCTGATACTTTTAAAGATCAACTTCTTAATCTAAAAAATCAATACGAAGTTTCTCAAATGGCAGCCGAAGATGAGGCCGCTTTAAATGAGGCAACAAACACTTTAAATATTTTAAATCAACAAACTCCAGTTTTACAAAATTCATTTAAACAAGCAGAATCTTCTTTTTTAACTCAGCAAAATAATGTTCTTAAAGAACAAAATTTGATGAATTCTATAAATACTGAATATAGAAGTTTAAAAAATCTAGAAAGCTCTTTAACTCAACAAGCTAGAAATGAGCAAGCAAAAGCCGATGCTATCTTTCAAAAAACGCTTAGTGCCATACCTGTTAGTACAAGCACTACGGCAAGAATGAGAGAAAATGAAGCAAGAAAAAGATTAGCAAATAATAGAATTTACCAACAACATCTTAGAAACGTTAATAATAATTATACACAAGCAAAAGCTGCGTCAACTAAAGCAAATGTTTTATCATCGCAGTCCATTGCACAACAAGCAAAACTAGCAACTGCTCAAAAAAATCTACAACAAGCACAACAACAGTTTCAAGTTGTAAATCAACAACTTAATCAACATAAACAACAAGTTCAAACGCTAGGAAATGAAGTTCAGAATTTTAATCAAACAATGGGTAACGCTTCTGCAGCTGCAAATGAAGCTGTAGCAAAGGCCAATGAAATACAGCAAAAAATTCAATCTTTTCAAGCAAATAGTGAACCTTTGAAAGAGCTTCAGACAAAGATAGAAGGCGACTACGAAACTTCCGCTAAAGCTTCTGCAGAAGAACTTAAAAAACTTGCTGAAAATAAATTTGATGTTGTTACTCAAAGAAACTTACAAAATTTATTAGATCAAAGAGCAGAACAGCTGGCTCAAACCTTTGGTAAAAACTCCGAAGATGTCAAAAAGGAACTTTCTAACACACTTCAAGAACCATTGGAAAATCAATTTACAAGGGAACAGTTTAATCAATTTATGGGAATTGAAGCTGCGACCCAAGCTCAGCAACCTAGGCTTCAAGAAACTGCCGATTTAAGACAAGACGTTGAACCTATAGCGCCTGTAGTTCAGTCTCAACAACCCGAGGCTTTGCAAACTGAAACTCCGCCAGTGGTTCAAAGTCAACCTGTACAACCGCAACCTGTGGCCCCTCAAGTTCAACAGGCAGCACAAACTCAACAAAGTGGAATGCCGACCATGCCTCAGGCTCCAGCTCCGGTACAAAACACAGCTCAGCCGCAGCAAACAGGAATGCCAGCTACTCCATTCGGGTCAATTTCTGACCCGATTAAACAGGGTTTTCAAAGGCAAATTCAAAAAGGATTTCAAAGCGCCATGAAAATAAAGTCAACTCCTGCACCTAAGGTTGATAATAGAAATGCTGTAATTCAGCAATCTTTAGGAATGCAGACTAGTGGTCCAAAACCTGTTAGCCAGTCAAAACCCAGGGTGGCTTCTGAAGATAAAGGTTCAAATATTTCAACAGTCCAATCACAAAACACTTTAACTAAAAACGTCGGAAGGCGAATGATAAAATAAGGAAAATGAAGATGAAAAACGAAATGGATCTAAAAAAAGCACTAGAAGCATTAAAGTCTACTCGTCCAGGTATGTCTAGAGCAGTTGACAGTGAAGCTGAACGTGAGATGTTAAAGTCTACTCGTCCAGGTATGTCTAGAGCAATTGACAGTGAAGGTGAAACTGACATGCAGACTAAGGCTTTGCGAAGTGCATTAGAATCTTTGAAAAATATGCCCGAGGGATCTTTGTTCACACCTAGAACTGTTGAAGAGACAAGAATGGCACAAAGCGGTCCGATTACAAATGAAGAAGCAGACGATGCAATTCAACGACTATATCAATCTGAAGGATTAACTGACGATACGCCTGCAATGCCTCCTCTTAAATCCAAGGCACCAATGATGGAAGAAGAGACTCCAGTTGAAAACGAAGGAATTTATGGAAGACTATTTGGTGGAAAGTCTACAAGACAAAAACAGCTTGATGAGCTTGAAAAGAAAGCTCGCGGTGAGTAATGAAAAAGTTAAAAGCTAAGCTTAAAAAACAATTAAAAAACTTAAAATTAAAAAGTAAACTTCAAAGTGTAAAAGAACCTGCTTTGCATGCCGCAAGGAATGTTACAGTGTTTGTATTATGCTTAGTTACAGCATTATCTTCTGCATTGGTTGCAGATAGAGGACATAAAGAATATCTAGAACATGTAATTGGTGATCAGGTATTATATGTAGAAAGTATGCCCGATAGCAAACTAAAAGGTTCAGCAACCGGGTTTCACGTAAAAGCAAAATCGGGTAATGTTGTATTTATCACAAATGCTCACGTTTGTGAATTAGGTAACGATAAAGGTATGATTATGGTCCGTGATAAACTTAACAGTGGTCGAGGTGTTCCTCGTCGTATTCTAGAAGTATACGAACATAATGATCTTTGCGCAGTAGAACCACTCCCAGGGTATAAAGGTTTAACAGTAGCCAGCGATCTAGATGTTGGAGAACCTGTATGGGCAATAGGATATCCATTAGGTGAGAGTTTAAATATTTCCAATGGTCGAGTAAAAGACTTTGGAACTACTACTCTTTCTGTTAATATCCCGATGGATCAGTGTGTCGGTCCTAATCTTCAAAAAGGACAGGTTCAATTCTGGTTTTTTATTGTTGATGTGTGTTTGATAACATATAAATTAGTTCAAACTGATATCGTTATTTATGGCGGAAATAGTGGAAGCCCAATGCTTAATATCTTCGGTAATGTAACCGGTGTAGTATTTGCTGCTAACACTAGAACGAACTGGGGCCGATCCGTACCTTTAGAGCATTTAAACGATTTGCTTAGTGCATATTAATCTTTAAGGAGATAATAATGTCAGATCAAAACTGGGAAAGAATTCAAAGAGAAAAACTTGAACGTCTTAAGCGGATTCAAGAAGAAAATAGCCGTCGCCAACGAGCTATGCAACTTGAAGAGCAAGAAGAATCAATGAATGATGAACTTAAGAAAAAAGCTCTTGAACATCTTTCAAAAGGCGGAAAATCGGAAGATCTTTTCTATAAAGAGAAACCCAAGCTGGTTATTGGTGTGCCTCGCGGTGAAGGTGAAACTGAAGTAAATCAAAAGCTTAAAGACACTGCAAAATCTGTAAGAAAAGGATTTAGAACAAAACAAGATGATGAAGATGCTCCCCTAATGGATAAAATTAGAAAAAAACTAGGGTTTTAATATGGATAATCAGCCTCCCAGTACTTTAAACATTAGACCCCTTTTAAAGGAGCGCTATGCAGGTAAGACTAAAGGATCTTCTGAATCTTATACTGACCGCTATTTTAGGCTCAAAAAATACCTCTATTCATCAAAAAAACCCCCAAAAGACCAGCGAAAATAAGAAAGTCGAGGCTAAGCCGGTGGCAATTGAAATTTCAGCTTATTTTAGCGATCCTAAGAGCGGAAACGATAGGCGTTTACAGTATCCTGATGATTATACTAATGAAATTCTAGCAAACGCTAAAATAACACTAGAAAAGGTAAACTCGTTACTAGAAGAGCTTGGTATGCTTAGCTGCCAGGTTAGCTCAGGATGGAGACCCCCTTCTGTTAATAAAGCAATAGGTGGGGCTAAACGGTCTTTACATACTCAAGGAAAAGCAATCGACATTCGCGACGGCGATGGTAGTATTGCTAAAACAATTGAAGATAGACCAGATTTACTTAAAAAATACGATCTATGGCTTGAAGACCCATCTTTTACTAAGGGATGGTGTCATTTAGACTGGGGTACTAGAACAGATCGTCCCAGCAGGATGTTTAAACCTTAAAAGTAATAATTGATTCAGTAACAAGAGAGTATTCGTTAGTTAATACTGATCCATTGTAACATTTAATACCTTCAAATTCTGCCTCACCGCGACCACTGTGAATGTGTCCGCACACAAAATACTTAGGTTTTTTTAAAATCAAAGCATTCCTTAAATCATTACATCCTGGTTTTTCAAGATTTCCTGGAATGTTATCTAAAACACCATTAGGTGGACTATGACAAATTACAATATCCATGCCTTCGGGGATAGCCTGTCTTAATCTCATCATTCTATCAGTATGACGATCTACCATGAAAGCCCACAGTCCGAAAGTGGGAGACCAGGGAGTGCCGTATATCTTAAGACCATCAACTACATATTCTTCGTCTTCCAGGTAAGTACAATTAGATAGAGTTTCTTTTGCCCATCGTTTACCGTGATGTTGAATACATTGATCATGATTACCAGCGACAACAATGATCTTTTCTTTAGGCAAATGTAGAGTACCACACCATTCATTAAAAGAGGAAAGTTCGCCCTCATTTCCGTGAATTGTTATATCCCCAGCATGAATAAGAAGATCTATATCATTAGGTATAACCAGTTGTTTATGTTTATTATGAGTATCTGAAATTAAACCTATTAGCATATCTCACCTTTTATATTTTAGGAGCCAGTTCTTTAATTAAAAAACAAAACATTCTAAATGTATTATAAGCATCATCTTCTGATTTGTGTTTTTTTCCTTGAAAAGCCAGCCCTACCTTGGTCATACTTCTTGCAAGCCCGCTGTATGGTTTTAACTTACGAGCAAGTTGTCTAGTAATAAAAATAGTCTTAACATCTAGATGTCTTCTTCCAAAGCACCATTTTTCTCCATCTGGGAGTTGACTTTGTTCAAATAACAACTGAGAATCACCACCGCCCCATGTTACTGGGTTTATAAAACTGTTATACTTTAAGTGCTCGGCAGCTAAGATTCTATATCCATCTAGAACTGAATCGTGGCCTATTGTTTCTAGCGTATTATCGGTAATTCCTGTTAATTTGATAATCTCTGGATTAAGTTTAACAGGTGATTTAATATAAATGTCACCCCTTGATAGAACCTCTTCTGTGTATATATTCCCAATACAATAGCCAATGGAAATAATCCTATTACTAGGTTGATCCATTTCAAGGTCTAATGATGTATAAATTTCACTCATAGTTTTACATAGTTAGAATGTACAAGTAAAAGTCCAAAAATAAATAAGCTGATTAAAAATATAATTCTTCCCATCCTCAGTGCTTTTTTCAGTATAATTGGTCTTTCTTCTATAAGATATGCCGACAATAATACACCTAAGGTCATAGGACCAGATATTAAAACAAGACAAAGAGAAATTAATGCAATGTATCGCATTTAAATAATTCCTCGTTTTCTTAATGCTTTGTATAATATCTCATGATAATAGTAAAGAACACTGGAAAGAATGCTATAAATAACAGTTAATTCAATGGCAATTGAAAACTGGCCAGTATAAAGATATGTAATTGTAAATCCCATGGTCATGGACAATAATCGCCACGTTATTGTTTTATATAAACTTTTCTTACTCATTTCTCTTCTTCTGATCTATAGAGATAATCGTCTGTTTCGCCAACAGACCAATTCGTTTCATCCACAAGATATTCAGTAGTATTGATCTTGTATCCCATAGCAGCTGCGTTACCTTTAACAAGACTGCTGTCATTGAAGACAACACGATTATTTGGATACGCAACCAAGTGACCGCTATCCAGTTCGATAATGTGAGCACATTTATGTTCGTTCGGAGTGTCTGAAAGATCACCTTGACCTTCGTAGTCAATCGTGAAACGATAGATACCTTTTTCAGTTTTACCGTTTCTGAGTCTAACGCTACAGGCCATGCGCCGAAGAAATTTGAACTCTGTGACTGATACATTGGTAGAAATGTTTGACCATAACTGCGCGTCAGATAAAGATAACCATCCGTCTTCTTCGGTTGTTTTAAGCGCAGAGATAGGGAGTCCCCAGTAACTTGCTCCGCTTTCAAGGAGGACGTGGAACTGGAGTGCCTTGTGGTGCGGCGCTTTCGCCGCGTAGAGCCAGCCTCTTTCACTGCCTTCTTTTTTTTTGCCATCCGTCACTGCCCATCTTGCTACGTAAACTTCCATATATGGTAGATTAATATTCATTTTGTATATAATTCCATAAAAGCGGCATTTCTTGCATCTTCTATATTCATACCCTGGTTTATATACTTTTCAATCGCTCTTTTATAATCCAGGTATTCGATATTAGCGTCTTCAATTATATTATAATCTAGTCTTCTAATAACGTCAAAAATGTTGTCCCAGTTTTGATTTTCTGTCTTAACATTTTTTATAGTTTCATTTATTTTATAAAATCTTGTCTGTATATCACGATTTCTAGCATTAGTTAGATCGTATATGACTTTTCTCTTAGCTTTACTTCTTTTTGTCTTTTTTGTTAACTTATTGCTATAGTATTCTTCATTGAATACAGAAAGCCATTCTTTATCTTTTTGACTTAATTCTTTATGATAATCTTGATCAACTAAATAACGTGAGCCTCTGCTAAACGTTCTAGGCTCTAGACCCCAAAGTTTTTTAGTTTTTTGCCTCTTGACCGTCTTCTTTTTCTTTTTTTGACGGCTCATACTTCACTTTCTTGTTAACGTAAAATATTACGTTTCTTTGATTTATTTTATAATTTAACATTTCTTTCATAACTACATTGAAAGTTTTACATTTTGCAATGTCTTTTTTTTCAATATTATTATCGTTACACCACGATTTATAGTCAGAGTGAAGAACAAACGCTTTAATTGCATTAGTTCCTTTATCAATATTACATGATTTAATCCATTTGTCAATACTAACATACGGATTAAATTCGTTTTTTATCTTATCTCCAGTATAAGATTGGTGCTTTCTAACGAAAGATAGCAGTTTAGCTATTTCACTCTTGTCCTGATTCATCATTAAGCTTCTTTAGCTCATTTTCAGTATTATCGTATTCTTTGATATCTTCATGTTTATCTTCAATAAAATGAAGCTTCACTTCGGATAATATAGGCATTTTAGTTCTTTCAGAAAACTTCTTCATAAGTCTACCAATTCGTGAGTGATCAGAAGAAGTGGGTTTCTTTCTAGATCTAAACTTTGACCTTCCAGGGGTGTGTACGATTTTATCAACTAAACCAACCGACAAAGCTTCATCTGCAGTTAAATATAAATCTCGTCTCACAATACTATCCCAGAATGTCTTATCTAACCATGAATTATTGGCATAGATTTCATTATATGCATCTTGAACACGTTCAGCTTCTTTTACATAAATCTGCATATCAGTGGTTTTGCCTTCAAATCCATCACTACCATCGTGAAGCATAATTGTAGAATTCCTGGATACATAACGTTCATCGCAAACCGCCATAATCACAGTGGCAGCACTCATAATTGCGCCTCTACCATAAAACACAAATTTACATGGGCTTTCAAGAATCTTATCTACGAGAGCCAGCGAATGGTATGGACTACCACCATAGCTACAGCAATGAATCTCAATTGGTTCCTTATTAGTAAGGTCCAAAAGCTTATCGATACCGCGCACGGCTAAGGCGATAGATTCAAAGCCGATATCATCATCTCCAGCGCCATCTAGATAGCCCAGGTAGACCCTTCTATGAAATAGGTCTACACCGTAGCTTAAATAGGTTTGGAGAATACTAGGATCTTTACTCCGCTTCCCCGACACGCTTTTTCTCCTTATAAACACGATCAACAGCAATTGTGACAACGTAGTTAGATTTTAAAGCGTCGCTATGGAGTGTAACCTTTTTAACATCACCAGGAACGGTTCCGGTAAGAGCATCAATAATTTCCTTGGGGAGCTGATCATTATCAGAATTTCCAAGGACAATATAAGATTCTTGAGTTGGTACGCCTTCTGTTTCTTGCCCTTCAACTTCTTCTTTAACACGAAAACGAATAGCATTACCAAGAGCGGCGGGAGTTTCTGCTAATTCTAGTCCATATAGTTTTTCTTGTACAGACCAGACTGCTTCATTAATCTCTTCTTCTTTAACACCAAGCTTAGTTACAAGCAAAGTTTCAAGAGCGTCCATTTTTTGCTTAATGGCAATAAGACTCTTCTTAGTTTCATTTGTTAAAACTGTAGCAGCTTCGTAAACTTCAGCTTTAATATCGTCTTTTGTTTGAGCACGAGCAGCCATCAATACTGCTTGTTGAAAACTCATATTAGATTTAGGACTAGCCATTATTTATTCTCCTTTTTTTGGTCACATTTTAAACAAAATTCATAGCGTTCATTTAAACCAGTATAACATCTCCACTGATGAGCGCAAGACGTATTCGTAGGTTTATTTACAGGCATGTTTTCAAGTTCCTGTTCAGCTTCAAAATCCCATGGAAAGTAAGTTTTTTTAACTGGAGGTTTTTTAGAACTATCATCGTCATCATCCCAGTTTTGAAAGAAAGCGGCAATACTTTGTTTAGATGAAACGTCTAAACTTTTAATCATTTGATGAATATATTTAAAGTTTAATTCTTCCATGTTTTCTTGCTTTCATCAACTTTTTATTCCACATGTTCATTTTCATTGTACTTACTTTTGTACAGATTGGCTTTCCAAGCATATGCTCAATCTCATGCTGGATACATTCAGCTTCTACTCCAGTAAGAATGGCGGTTTTATCTTGCCAGTTCATGTCTTTATATCTTACCGTAACTTCTGTATGTCTGTCAATTGGCTCTTGAAATAAAGGCAAAGAAAGACAACCCTCTTGCATTTGTACAAGTTCACCTTCAGTTTCAATAATAACTGGATTAATCATTTCAACAACTTGTCTTTTTGAGGGATTGACAGGATCTATTGAATTAGTGTATAATACACAAAATTTCTTATGTACACCAATTTGAACTGCAGCTAGACCAACTCCTCGATATTCTTCCATGATTTTAATCATTGGTTTTACCATTTTCTGAAGCTCTGGAAGATCTTCTTGTACACAGTCTTCTGATGGCTTTAAAAGCCTCGAATCGGGCCAAGTAACTAGTTGATAAATACCCTTTGGTAGTACATCAGGAAGTTGTAACATATTATTTACCCCTTTTATCTGAAGGAATTAACCATAGTTTTATTTCAAACTCTTCCATCTTTCTGTCTACTTTTACTTCACAATTACTATAACTAGTGATCATTCTATAATGCTCTTTATTAGCAGATTTAACAATAACATGACCGGTTACTATGCAGCTATCGCCCCTTAAATTGGTAATATCCTGATCTTGTTCTTTTAAAAAAAGAGTTGTATTCTTACTCGCAGCACAGCCTGCTAGAATAATATTAAAAGTTAAAAATATAAGTAATTTCATTATTATTTTCTTTCTGTATTTCAAATCCGAGTTTTTGATGTAAATATTTTGAAGCCTCGTTGTCTTTTTTTACAATACCCCGTAGTTTAGTATATCCTTTATTTCTCGCCCAATCAATAGCTAAGTCTAACATAATTTCAGACCAACCCTTACCTCTGTGAGCTTCTGCAATAAAAAAAGCCCATTCTTTTGTATTTTGATCATCATCTTTCATATCATTTCTAAATTCAACATAACCGATGATTTCATTAGAAGACCCAGTTTTAAAGACTAATTTTGGATAGTTAGTATATTTATATACAGCTTCAAATTCTTCCCAGCTTACAGGCATATTACTGTCAGAAAATCTCACCACCTCTGGGTCATTTCTCATTAACCAAACCTGTTTTAAGTCACCCTCTTCCATTTGTTTGATTAATTGCAAAAAACTTCTGTTTTCGACATTATTTGACATTTTTTAAATACCTTAATGTTTTATTATGTTCCTGTTTTATCGCAATGCTGCCAGTTATAAACCCTATTTTATAACCTAGGCAGAGGAAGAGAAAAAACATAACCCAAATGGGTGTAGGAAATGGATTATATTTATTTATCTTTTTTACAAACATCGTATTCGTCCCTATATGGTCTAATCATATCTCTATACCATTCCAAGGTGCACTCATTGGACATCCCCGTGTCTATATAGAACTCCTGGTATTCTCGCCAAGCATCCATATCCTCTGGTAGATTGCCAGTGATAATGTCAGTATAAGTTAAACCCGGAGTAGTTTCTTTATTTTTCATTACTTTTCTCCTTTTTGACAACTTTACCGCCATCTGTAGTTCCATCGCAAATTGGTGCGCCTAAAAAATAAGCTGTTGCCAACAGTATGGCAGCTGCTGCATCTTCGTCTTCTCTTTTTAAGTTGAGATTATACCGTTCATTTGCGGCTCTAATATAAGCGTCATGTTTTGTTACTTTTCTAACTTTTTCTTCACCAATCTTACGGATCGATTTTTTCCCAGTTTTCTTTTTATGCCTTTGAATGCGGGCATTATTACGTTTTTCCTCCAGGCTGAGACGCGCTGAGGCGAAACTTTTCCACTGGCCGTCCCTAATGTATAAAACATTAGAATTGCCAGTTTTCGTACTATTTTCCAGCTCTTTAAGAACGGCAAAGTGAATGAACTCCAAAGCCTTTTGAGAATAATTATTTCTCGACGAGGTTGTTTCTTCAATGATAATTTTATCAATTTTCCCATTATATTTATTTATAACCTGTACTAGATCTAAAGCTACCTTTTCAGCAAACTCTACGTAAGAATAAGGATAGGTTTTTTTATCTGTAATCTTTTTATCTTGTTTTAAAGTCCCATATTCAAGTAAAGTAATATTATTACCGGACATGCTTAAAAAAGCATATCCGGGTTTTGTAGATAAGTCAAGTCCAACAATTACCATGATGTGTGTTAATCTTCAAATAGAGCAAATCCGCTGCCTTTTTTGGGTTTAGCAAAATCAAGCTTAAACCTAGTGGCATGATCTAGAAGCTCTTTAACAACCAGTGAGATTGATTTACTATGCAATCTACTTCGAATTACAATCTCTTGCAAATGCGCAATAGAAAATGAATTTACACCGGGATTGTTCTTTTCATCAAGAGCATCCTTCTCTTCTTTTGTTAGCTTTCTTTTAGCAATAAATTCAACCAGTGAGAGTCGTTCTTTCTGAGAAGGTGGCTCAATTTCAAGCATCATATCAAAACGGCCAGGCCTTTGGGCCAAGGAAGCCATGAGGTTCTCAGGGTGATTGGTTGTAGAAATAATCATAGTTGGAATTTTAAACACGTTATTAATACCATCGAGGAGGTTTAAAAGACTACTAGAAACTTCATCTCTTCGGCTATATCCCTCGTGACTACTTCCACCAATGTCTTCAATTACTAGAATAAGCTTAGTTGCTTCTGGTGTATATTCACTATATTTAGTAAAGAATTTAAATACAGTAGACGCGTCAATTTCAGAAGTTGGCCAGTTAATAACAACAGTACCAGGATCTTTATCTTTAATATCCTTTGCCGCTTGCATGATACTACATGTTTTACCGCAGTTATGAGTAACAGTAAAATCTTCCATTAAATATAAATGATCTTTGTCTACTGTAAATCCGTAATAATCATCCTCTGGCAACAATTCTAATTTAAATCCATTACGTAAAACATTTTTAATTTGTTTTCTTTTTTCTGCTTTCTTTCGCTTTAATCTAGAGGGGATCATGTCAATGTCACCTAAAATGGCAACTCTCCAATAAGTACCTTCAGTACCATTTTGACTTTTTTTCTTACAACTTTTAATATATGCAGCAAGTCCTAATGATCTTGATAAATATACAACGTCATTTGCTAATTGTTTATTTACTGAAACGTAGTCAAATCTTCCTTTGTTTAAATTTCCATCGGTGTCTATAATTCCTGCCAAGAGTTCAAGTCTTTGTTGTCTAGAGCTTCTTAGATATTTAACAGGAATATGTTTGTTTTTAATAAGATTCAATGCTTTTAGTGCATTAAATGCGCGATTTTTTCCGACCTTGGGACCACCATTACGAGCCGTTATAGTATATGTTGAAGATTTATTATTAAGCTGAGTTTGTACTCTTACATCATGACCAACAACATTAGCATAATCATACCATTCTTGTTTGATTTCGTTATCCATAGTTGTTATGGCAGCCAAATTAGAACTACCATCTCCAAGCCACAGTCCAAGAACATAGGGATTAATTTCTAAATTTTGTTCTTTAAATTCTACTCCGACTTTATAAAGTTTTAATTTTTCATCATGCTTTGAAATGATATTATTTATTTCTATATTAAAAATTTGATTTTTTACAGAATGAACTAAACTTAAAATATGACCTTTATTTACAATAAAAGAATCACCCTTGGTTGGTATAACTTTTACCATTTCTTGGCGACCTCTAACAAGTTTTAAAACCTCTCTGGGTTGACTGTCTGGTCCCATGAGTTTATCACCAACTACAATATCTTGAACAAGTTTAATTGAACCGTCATGCATTAAAATCCCTTGATTTTTTGCGTGACATCCAGGAAGGCCATATAACAATACGCCTCTCTTTTTTGGTTGACCTAGCTCTTCATATACAGATAAATTGTTAAAAAACATATCAGCTTCATTTAAAATCATGGCCGTATTTGTAACAGTTGTAAGAAGCTCTCTTTCAACAAATTCCATGGGGGCAAGTTCAACTGCCGTGCTGGTTTTATTTAAATTATAACTACCGGGTTTGATTACAATAGGCTTTTGTTCTTTTTCTTCTTTTACATAATCAAACTGTAATACGTAACCCTGGTCCTGTAGAGCAAGGTCGGACTCCGGAATAGTGTCAACCTTTCCTTCGTAAATATCTTTTAAAGTTGTTTTGTTTTTTAATTTAAAATTACCCATTTTTGCTCCATGATTTCATTATGTTAATAAAAGTTTTAGCAACACTGCGAATCGAAACACTTCCAGTTATAACGTTTATATATGAATTATAATTAAACTGCTTATTGGTTTCATGACTAAATCTATTAAGATGAACACTAGAAGTTCCATTAAAATTAGAACTCTGTCTATTAGTTCTCACACTTGTTTTATTAGTTTGTTTAACAATATTCATGATTTATAAAACGACTCACCATTTTTGTACTCTATTTCAACAACATTTGTAGCAAGAGTGTTTATTAAACTATTATGTTCTACCATTATTACACTTCCTGTAATTTTTGTCAACAGTTTACAAATTTTATCCATTGATTGGTCGGATAGATCTTTAAAATACTCATCTAAAATCAATAGTTTATCAGTTTTACCAAGGCGGGAATGAATTAAATCACTTATAGCAAGGTCAACAGCAAGCATTATTCTTCGGGTTTGACCGCCGCTAAAAAGACCTAGTTGTCGTTTTTCTTGATTAATTATCAAATCTGTCTGAATCTTAGATACTTCACCATCTTCGCTTAAATTAATGAATTTAATGTGTATGTCTTGCTCAAAAAGCTCAGAAAGATAGTAATTAGTTCTGCTATTCAATTCATTTAAAGCTTCCTGAAAGGCTAGAGATTTAACTTCTTTAAAGCCTTCTTTTATGGTTTCGTACATATGTTTTTTAGTTAACATATCTTTTAGTACAATAGATAAATCGTCTCTGCTTTTTTGATGTTCGAATAATGAATTCTGCAAAAGTTCTATTCTTTTGTCAATATCTGGATATTCTTTAGTTTTTTGTAATTGCAACTCTTCTTCTACTTTCTGATATTGTTCAGAAAGCATATATGACTTTTCTTTTAGATGTTTAGCCTCAAGCTCAATTGTTTCAATTTGCTTTAAATCTTCTTCTAAGTTTTTTAAATTAGTATAATAGAACTCATATTCCTCTTGCAGCTTTTGAGTGGGAATAAACTGTAAAGACTGTAGCTCTTTTGTCTTCTTTTGTATATACTCTTTTTTAGAAGCAATATACTTGTCTTTTGCTTCTAAGTGAAGTATCGATCCACAGGCATCACAGGATGTTGTATCTTTATCTTTTTGAAGATTTTCTATTTCATTTTTTGATTCTCTTATTTCTTTTTCAAGAGAATTCTTTCTCATTTGTTTTTCTGCCTGTTGAGAGAGTTCACCTTTTAATCTAAAGGCCGTTTCTCTATAGTTATCGGCAGTAGTTTTTAGTTCTTTTAGATTTTTATAATATTCTGCCGAAAGAATGGGAATATATCCAACGTTTTCAACTTGTCGTTTTAAATCTTCTTTTTTTAACTCAAGCTGGGCAATAGTTTTAATTCTTTCGCCTTCGAATTTTATTCTAATATCTCTTAGTGAGTTAATTTGATCAGAAACAAGCTTAATCGTATGACTTAACTCATTTAATCGATTCTGTTCAACAGTTAATTTTATTGAACATTCTCTTGCTACCTCATGGGCTTTCTTGCGAGCATTATCAAAAGCCTCAACATTTGCAATTTGAGAAAGGATTTTACCTTTACCATCTTCATTTAGTAGAATAAACTTTATTAAGCTATTTTGTGCAAAATATACAGATTGCAAAAATGTTTCATATGTAAACCCAATTTTGCTTTCTATTAGTTTTTGTGTGTCTCTAGAATCTTTACCTCTAATTGGAGATCTTGATTCTGATGATAACATATAAAGATCATTAGGTTTTCTTTTTCTTTCAATAATAGTTCCATCAAATAATTCTACAGAAACTTGACAAGACTTTTCGCCTTGTTTTATGACGTCATCAATTTTTGTATCCTTCGGAATCTCACCGAATAAACACCAGCAAATTGAATTAAGTATAGATGATTTACCACTGCCTTCTGCCGTATTGTCGTCATAGTTATAACCCTTTAATAAGGTAATACCACTTTGTATATTAAATTCAAGGTCAGACCAAGACTGGAAATTTTTAACTTTAATAGATTTAATCATTTAACAATTCCAAACCTGCATTTAGATGTAAATCATCTAATTGTTTAATCTCTTTAGCCCATTTTATCCATTTTTGCTGGTTTGTCAATGTTTCTGATATTTCAACTCTTTTATTGTCAGTTGTTATATAAATATACTTAGTACCATCGTTATTCCTAGGCATTTTTTTAAAAGATTCAACTTTTTCTTCTGATCCCTTAACAATAATCCTATTAATGTTATTTGGATCGCACGCTACGGGATGAAAATTTTCATCTAAATTAAGCTCATATGTCATGTGTCTTCGAAATAGTGTAGGAATATACTCAATCGTTGATGATTTTGTATCAAGAACGCCTAGTCTTTTTTCTTCATTACTTTCACCAAAGCTGTGACTAAAGGGACTTCCAAGGTAGATAACATTTGACATTTGCTTTGGAGTGTGATAATGTCCAGCAATCACTAAGCCGAGGTCGGCAACATCTTTGAGTTCAATTGCTTCTTCTTCAGTGTATCCAGAGCCAATAGTAAATTCTTTAATACCTTGATGACAAAGTAAGATGGGGGTCTTGGGTAAACGAGGAATCCAGGTGTTTAAATCTTCAAGGAATTTTTTAGGATTTCTATAATAAGGCATTATAAGAACATTGCCTATTTGCCCCGGTTTATCATACAAATTAACATTGGGTAGAGCTTTTAATGGTTCAAGTGCAGTTGTAGAAGAATGAACGCTTAAAAGATCGTGATTACCAACGATTATATTATGTTTAAGATTTGAAGAAGAAAAATACTTAAAAAGAGAATTAAGACAATCTGCTTCAATTAGACCCTTACGGTCTAACATGTCTCCAAGCCAAATTACTGTATTAAGATTTCTTTCCTTTGCGAGGTTTTCTACTTCTGCGAACAGAGACTCGCACACTGGTAGATTTTCGCGCTTCATTTGTAAATCGCCTACTATTAAGTAATCGCTCATAATTCAAAAACTCCTTAAGCGCCTTAATTAACATCTTACCAAGTTTAGTCATAAATGTCAATCTTTCTTTTACAACAATTGTTGATTTATTAACTTTAACAACCTCATAAACCGGTCCACTTTTAAAATTGCTTATTTTATTCCATGTCATAATTTTTTACTCTTCTGATTCACCGGATGGCTCGCCAACTAATTTCATGCCGTCTTTTGTAATATCTATCTGAATTTTTTTATGTAAATTTGCCCCGTCAAATAAATGTGATTTGTAGAGCGTCCACTGTACACGAGCACCAATTCTTACCTGTTCACCTTTAACAGTCTTTTCAAGCCACTTGAAGCGACTAGTTTGAAAAGTAAGCGCACTGAAGAAGTCTACGGCATTGCCGCCTGCGTTTGTGCGACCCGGCGACCCCATGTTGGCATAGGTCTGGTTAATAACCAGGATGTGAATTTTATCTTTGTTTAGCTTAGGAACAAGTCTACGAAAACCTCTCTTGTTTACCTTAGCGGCAAGACCCATCTGCAGACTGTCGTCAACGTCAGTATCAGCCTCCGCCCTGGCTGGAGTATTACCGAGGCTATCAAAAACAACTAGAATTCGACCATCTGGGTCTGCTTCTTTAATGTATTCAATATACTTATCAATACCATCATAAGCATCTTCCAGATAGTCGGGTCTGATAAGAGCAATTTGTTCAGGATCTACACCGCGAGAAGTAAGCCGTGCCCCAGTGGTCTTTTTCTCTGTATCTACCAAAATAACATGCACCCCTTGGGCTTGGGCATTCTTAATAGCTTCAATAGCAAAAGATGTATTATGGGTAACTGTAAAGTCTCCTAAGAGGAAAAGAGGGTCTTCTACTAAGGTAAACCCGTAATAGTCTCCTACCCCCAATGATTCAATCTTAAAGCCTGTAGTTAATGGATTTCGGTTACCATTGAAAGGAAGTGCTTTCTTTCTTTGCACACGACATGGAATTACATTTGTGTTTCCAGAGATTGAAATTCGATAATACTTTCCAGAAAAGCCGGTGGATTTAATAGTGCCGATTTTTTTGGTTTTAGTGACTCGAAATCCTAAAGAACCTGCAAGGAAAACTATTTGATCAGCTAAGGATTCAGATTTCTGAATTATCTCATAACAGCTCTTTCCTGTCGCATTAAGATAACCATCGGTATCCAATAGCCCCGCAAGCAATAAAAGCCTTTTCTCCCTGGAATTTACTAGATAGTTAGTCGGTATATATTTTTCACCATTCTTTACCAGTTCATTTCGAACAAAGTTTAATAATGGATTTAACCTGGAAGATCCAGAGCCGGTGCTAGTGACGAATTCGTGTTGAGGACACTTTGCTGCGGCGTTTACGACTTCCTGATGTTGAACTTTGCGATAAATTAAGTTATTTTTATTTGCAAATTCTTGATAATACTTGTCAAGCTCGGGTTCATTATTCGTAATCTGTGTTTTAGTTCTTGTACCATCACCAAGCCACAGTCCAACCCAGTATGGATCATATTCAACAGGCTTATCTGTAAATTCAACTTCAGTTCTATGTAGTTTCAGATTATGTCTAGTTGTAATATTACTATTTAAATATTCACTAACTGATAGATTTACAACTTCCCCAGTGCGTGTGTGTTTCAAATTAAGTATGTGTGACTCATTACACGACCACTCAAGGTTACCGTAGTTTGGAATAATTTTATACATCATTTCTTGACCGCGCCCCAGTGCACCTACAGTTCTAGGTTTACTATCAGGACCCATGAGTTGATCGCCCACTTGAACGTCTTGTACCATTTTAATAGTACCGTTGTACATAAGAACCGGAGTATCTTTGGCTAGACACTTACCAGAATCGGTATTACCTGCAATCATAAACACATAACCGAATGGCAAACCCATAACGCCCGTAGCTTCTTTAAACCATGGGTCTAGAACAACGAAGTCTTCTGGTTTGCTTGGAGTAATGATATCAGATCCTGTACCAAAGACTTGAGCGGAACGCTGGTCGTCTTTAAAACTTTTACGTATTTTCTCAGCTATTTTATTTAAATCTAGTTTTTTAGTCATTACAATTTTCCTTAATTACTTAAATATTATGAATATTTCCGTCATAAATTGGACAATCGTCTTCCAGTTTGTATGACCCTGGGTTGTTCATCAATTCAGCTAAGCTTTTTCCTTCCGGGTAAGTGAAAGAGGGATAAGTTCTATCACAATCGGGGCGAAAATATTCAGGCCATCCATCACAAGCCTTACCTTCTTTATCTCTTAAAACCATATATTTAATCATATTATTTTTTTTCCTTAGTATTTCAGGTTTATCGCTCATAATTGTTTTTCATTTCCATCTTCATCAACAATAAAAATATTAAGTAATCCACTTTGAATAAGAAATTCTCTAATAAATCCACTTGGTACGTTAAGTTTAGCAAAAATATCTGGTAATTCATCTCTATGAATAATATCTTTATTGCTTTTCATTATTTTAGTAAACTTCATATTAACTTTTTTAGTCATCATTTTCCTCCACTCCGTATTTTTGCAATAGATTATCATACCCCGTGGGTTTACTTTCTGGAAACTGTTTTCTAATTGAACTAGAAATTTTATTTAATATTTCAATAAATTTAATAGGCAATTGTTTATCGTTAGAGGCTATATATGTCACTAAATGGTTATCAAGAGTTGCAGCTTCATAATCTGATAGATTTAAAATAATTCTTCCTGGTTTAGGTATAATTAATGTATATTTAGATTTATTCATTTTTTGTTCTCGACTGCATCAAATAACCAAGATGCTTTTATAATAAAATCACGAGCATAGTTCCCCTTATCATTTGGTTCAGGAAAAAGATTTCCGTAGTGTTCAGCTAAAACCTTCGCACCTTGGATCACCCGCTGCGACTTTCGCACGAGATCGATGAGTTCGAGCGCGCGATTGCGAGCGTAAACGCTGAATCCATGAACCGCTTCTTCTTCCCAAAGTTTCAGCTTCTCTTCAGTTGTCATTTCCATTCCTCAAATTTCTTAAGGGCTGACAAAACTTCTTCAAAAGGATGTCTTGAGTTCATAACTGCTCTCGCCTGGGCTAATTCCAAAGCCTCAGCCATTTCTTTACACAAATATACCATCTTAGCCAAATCGGGGTCGGCGCTATGGTTTTCGTATCCTTGTTTTACTCGCTCTTCTAATCGTTTCCATCCTTCAGGTATATTCATAATTACTTCCATTGTTTGAAGGTTTCAAGGGCTTCAAATAAAACTTTCTTTGCTTCTGCTGCAGCAATGCTATCGTTTAATACTATAAGTCTATTTCTAGCTTCTAAAATAGCATTTACAAGATCTTTAACAAGTTTAGCGTCTACTTCAGACAAAGTATATAATTTTTCAGGTACTTCAGTCATAATTTATCTTCCTTATACAGTATCGTTTTTTACCATATAGGTTAGTAGTCTAAACCCAGCATCGAATTGCTTAATAAAACTTTGTACATATGTAATATTATTTTCAAGCAAAGCAACTCTTTCAGCTGCTACTTGACGAGCAGGATTGGCTTTAGCTGAAGCTTTGCGAGCATCGGCATCTTTACCCTCTGCTACAGAAATTGCACTATACATAGCCTGCTCTTCAATAGCTTTAGCTTTAACAAGATCATCAGCTAATTGCTTCCACAGGTTGGTAAGTCTTCCTTGGGCAGTTAAAAGTTTACTACCACGTTCATATGCTTCATTTTGAGCAAGAACTTCACTAACTTCCATTAACGGTGCAGTTTTTTCGATAATTTCTTCAATAAGCTGTTCAATTGTTTTCATTTGTCCTCCATCTTCAATATAGCCTCTTTTTCAGCCATTTGCAATAGGATATAAGAACTTAAACATATAATAAAAATATGAATAAAAACAAATACATGCTGATGTTTAACAAAACTAACTCCTAAGCCAAAGGAGTTAATAACAACTGCAGCTAAGTTTATATGTTTTGCAAAATGATATAAACTGCTTAATTTATTGACCATTATGCCCCTTTTTCTTCTAAAATAAGCACTGCGGCTTTAACAACCGCGTTTAGTTCTTTATTTAAATCCCTCATGGAGGCTTCCATATCTTTTTTAACTAGTTTGATTTGTTGATATTTTTCGTTATTTTCTAGTTCTCTTTTTGCTTCAGCTTTTTGCCTTTCGGCTGTTACAATTACTTCTTTCAATTGTTCTACAGAAGAACCTTTTAATTCGTTCATTCTTTGTTCACCTAAAATTTTATAAAGTTTATCGCTCATTTTATCTCCTATCTTATTTTTATTAGAATTCTAAACGTAAATATAGACCCACCTTGGGATTAGCAAGTTCAAAATCACCCTCTGCTCCAAGCCAGCTATTAAAAACCGGAAGTCTTACTTCTGTTCCAATCCTTGGAACAAGCTTGTTTGGATCTTTTACAGCAACGGCAACTCCGCCCTTTACTGCCCACATCTTCTTATCTTTTATTTTTTCAATCTCAGTTTCTTTTTTAGTGGTATTTGTTTCTGTTTCTTTCTTCTTAGTTTCTTCAATTCTTTCAATAACCTTTCCGGTATTAGGATCAAATCTTTCTGTAATCTTTTTATCCTCTTGTTTTGTCTTTTTTTCTTTTTCTACGATTTTCTCAACTTCTCTTACCTTCTCTGGTGCGTAGAAGTGACCTAGACCATACCCTATGGCCAAAATAACAATACCGGCAGCTAAAAGTTGTAAAATATTTTTAATATTCATTTTTTGTTCCTATCATCAAACTGTTTCATATTGGTTAATTCGTACTCAAGTAAAAACAAAAGATTACAAGCAGCATGTGCTATATGAGACAAATTTGTCTCAGGGTCAACTGATTCGCCATCATTCCAAGCCAGTAGGTGTCGTTGTGCTGCAGATAGTACTCTGGTATAGCTAATACCTTTGCGCCAGTTATGTGGCTCATATTTTTTTGCACCATAGTCTAATACCTTTGCAATCTCTAGCAAAGGTTTACTTGGAAGTAGTGCAGTAGTGGGTTTGCCGCTATCATATTTAGTACCTTCTTCTAATTCAAGTTTGCCTGATACAGAATGTTTTACAGTCATATCAGGAAACTTATTTTCAGGTAAATTATATGAGATGGTTTGAATATCTGCAGATTTACTATGTTGTTCACAAACTGAAATAGTTTTACCAACTGCGAAGCAACCACAATTTACAGGAGTTGCGCCGTACATACCAAATGCATCTTTAATTCCGTCACTCATTTTATCTCCTTCAATAAATCCTGGTTTTTCTTTAAAGAATAATTAACAAAAGTACCCTTGGGGATTATTGTCTCAAAACTTAGTGTTGTTTTATATAGTTTTTCTAAAAGTCTTTTTTTATTATAACCCCCTTTAAAATTTTCCACAAGGGTTAATTGATCATTTTCATCGTAATAAAAATAAGCCCTATCGCCTTCTGTATACTCTGTTGATCTTATTGCATCTTTTACATTTTGTTCATTGGTTCTTTCAGGATTTAACACTTTAGACGTAATTGTCTTTCTATTTGCCCATCTTTTAATATCTTGTATGCTCATGATTTCTTTAACATACTTGGTGTATATTTCAACGTAATTTTCTTTACGTTCGAGCATGCTATCAATTATTTCTTTAATAAACTCTTTTAAAGCAGGTTCCTTAACTGTAGCCTTAATGGCACTACCTTTATATTTAATCTTTTTTCCGTCATAAAGGATGTAATTTTTAGCCTTTACAACAACAACGGTTTTATAATAACCATCGGGCTCGTATTTAATTCTGTCAGGCAAGCTGTCGTTAATTTCATTAACTAGTTGATTTTGTTCATTTTCTTTAATAACACTTTCATCTTGGTAACAAAATGCAATACTGTCAGTATCTGCGTTAACTAGTTTAAATTGTTTACTTTTTGCCCACCCCATGGTGTGTTCTAGTATGTTTCTACCTGTTTCAGTAATATAAGAAGCCCCGGTGGGATAATTAAAGATATTATGACTACTTCCCATAAAGCCGTACATACTGTTAATAAATATCTTCTGTGCACCCTGTAGATCGTCATAATATTTATCGTTTTTAGCTAGTTTTTTGTTGTGTAAACGTTCTTTTGTAAAAGTTTCGACTAATTTCAACAAGACCCCCTTTGGGTCTTTAATTTCGTCATAAACTTGGTATTCTAAGATAATATTTGGATACAAAGATGCGATGTCAATTTTAAAAACATTTGAATAAATACCAGGATTTCCTAATGAAATCGCACCTTCATATGGAACCGTTGGTGATATTTTAGGTAAGCTATGATTATCCTTAAGATATGCTCTAACCATCATGTTGTTAATCTGACCACCAGTGGCGGATTCTAACATGTGTTGATAGCTCCTTGATACCGATTGGGTCATGTAAAACAAATAAGGACACATTAAGTCGTAGATATTTAAAGAATCATCTGCGTCAAATTCTGCGTATTTTTTAATCTTTTCCCATTCGATGGGATCTTTATACTTGAATCTAATTTGACTAGCGTCATAAAATTGACGGTTTTCAATTTCTAATCCCTCCTGTTTGACAATGTTTTTCAATCCATAGCTTTCGTATTTTTTAGCAACTCCGTCATAGCCCCAGGCTAAAAAAAGTGTATCAATAACCTCTCTACCGTAGATCCGGATTCTTTTAAATTCTTGAAAGTCATTTTGAGCTTTTCTTTTAGAGATAGTAAAATCATCAATTTCGATTGCAGATCCATTTCTACCCAGGTTTAATTCTATACCTTCCATCTTAGCAATATGAATCATATAAGGCAAATCATAGTCATAGATGTTATGTCCAACGATAATAGAAGGGTCTATTTGCATTACCCATTCACACCACGACTTTAACATATCCCCTTGGGTTTCATATTGATCATAAGTAAACATTTTTCTAATAATTTTTTTATTATTTCTAAAAGTATTTGAGATGATTAATATCTTACTTGTAGAATCCTTATTAAGACCCACTGTTTCGATATCGAAAGATAAAACACTTAAATCTTCAGGTTTAAGTCCTTTAAAATACGTAATCCCTTCATAGGTTAACATTGATTCCTTTTTATCCCATATGGAGAAAGTACTTTCGTTTTTAAACTTTCTTCTATCATTGAAATAAAAAGCAGGATTATCGTAAACTTTAATAAACTTATATGGAAGATTTCCCTTCATTGGGTGAAAATGATTGTCTAAACAGTTTTCAGAAACCATCCATAGCTTGGTTTCAATTATTTCACTTCTAACAAATCCATCAGGTTCTTGAATAAACAATTCCGTTCCGCTGTCTGTTGGTTCAATACCAACGACTCCACCCTGTGGGTTTTTACCGTGAATTAAATCGTTATAATTAGTCATTTTTCTTAGATTCAACTAAAGATAGTAATTGTTGAAATTTCTCTCTTGGACTGTTTTGATATTGAGTGGTCTCTTTTTTCTCATCAGCCTTTCTAAGAGCATTAGCCCTTTCAACAAATTTATTAAACTCGTCTTGTTCAATTTCAGTTAAAGGTCTAAAATCACCGTTCATAATATCATAAAATATACTATGTCTAGTATATACCCTTGTTGCATCGTTTAAACCAACTTCTCGAATTTTACTATACTGCCAACCAGAGGCAGTTAAAGGAGTTTCAGCTTGAACACGTTTAAGAGGTTGCCAGACTGTTATAATATAATCGCAAAACCAAGCAAATTGAGCAGCTCCATATGCAGCGTTAATACCCATTGGTGTGTCACCGTGACCGGCTCTTTCAATTGTACTTTGGTTTTGTATAATAAGAAAACAATTTAAATCTTCTGCGATTACTTTCATTAATCTGCACATTTCTTTTACAGAAATAGTCTTTACTTTACCTCTTCCGGAGTTTACATCAGTTGATACATCAAAATTAGGTTCCTTAGTTGTATCAATTTTATCTGAAAGAGCCATAAAGTGGTCAATAACGACGCACCCTGGTTTTTTGTTAAGAGATTTACAAGTGTCTTGTACAAATTTATAAATATGTTGCCAAGTTAGTCTTTCGTCTGTGTTTTTATTATCAATCACAAAAAGACGTTTACCATCTGGATGATCCTTTCCAACTAGTTTTTGCCATCTTTGAACAATTTGTCTCGCTGGCATTTCTAAGCTGAAAAAGAAATGAATATCATCATTTGATTTCCTATTATTCATGATGATATCTTTAATAATTTTCAAACTGACACTCGATTTACCGGTGCCCGATCCGGCAACGACGCCAAGAACTTCGCCTTTACGCCAGCGTTCTTCTGTACAATCCCAGAAGCTAGGGCCATTTATTGCTTCATTTTTAACATATAAGCTTGCATCTTTTTCAAGATCAGAAATTGACATCGCAACATATTCTTGTTTCTCAGACAACCCCCTTGGGTCATACTTAGGATCATTTGTATATGCAGATTCAATTGTTCTTTGTAATTCATTTTCGGTAAATTCATCATCAATACAAGGGCTTTTTATCAATCGCTCATAAGCCTCGTCGATGGTATATCCCTGTTCTTGAAAATCTTTAGCAGCTTTATATGCTGAAATATTTCTTTTACCGGATTGAGCACCTTCTACAATAAACTCCATTGTTCCTCGTGATAGCTTACCTTTTGTAAGCTTTAACTCAAGCTGAGGTGCTTGTAGAATATTAGGCATTACATTTTCAGTAACAGGGTCAAGGGTTTTACCGTTATTTATATGAATAAGTTCTTTAGATTTATAATAAAATCTAGCAAAATCTTTACACTGTTGGTCAATGAAAGGAAATTTATTGGACAGGGAGTACCAAGTATTCTTGTATATCTCCCTGTCCATTATGGAGGAGGAAAGTGGAATAATAATTCTAAATCTATCTACAATCTTGTCATTCTTCTCAATTTGATGAGATTTAGATGTTAGAATGGCATATGTATATTCTTTAAATAACTCTTTAGCTCTTTCAATCGTACATCCTTCGTCAATGTCGATTGCAAAAACGTCACATCTAGACCAATTATTGCCGTGTCTATAATTATTGTTAAATAAAAACGGACTCCAGTCATATTTAATTGTAAAAACTGATAGTTCGTTTAAAGATGTAACTTTAATATCTACGGTTTCGGTCAATCCGTTTAATCTAGAAACAAACATTTTTCCTCCTAATTTAATCAAGCAATCTGCTTGTTAAAATAGACAGTTTAGTCACATGTCTAGGTGATTAGTATTCTTATCGTCGAGCGCGATTAGCAAATTTACCGGTAGATCCGCCATCAGGAGAATCTCCGTTAGCCGCAACTGCTGCAGCAACAGCAGCCTTGTCCGCAGCAAGAGCTTCAGCTGCCTGAGAGTCAAGAATTACATCGTCTGTATCTTGAGCAACCTCAAAGGTGGGAACCATTCGGAAGTTACCACTTGCATCTCGTGATTTTTTAGATTCACGAGTACCTGAACGAGTAATTTTAGTGAAAGCGTTAAGAATAACATTTCCATCTTCAATTTCTTCTTCAATGTAGCTCAAGTTACCATTTGGATACAAAGTTTCCACTGTACCTTCTTTTGTCAAAAGTTTAATTGCAAAATTAAACTTACTTGCTACTGTTCCAATGAGGTATCCTTCAACAGATTCTCCAACCTGCATGTCGCCAGATTTTCGTCCAGAGGCTCCACCCATTACTTTTTTTAGTGCCATTTGTTTTCTCCTTTATATATTAATAATATCAGTTATTCGGAATTAGTAAAGTCTTACTTTTTTCTTTATCTAAAAGATTTGTTCTACTTTTAGCTTCAGAACCACACTTGGTACATTTATATCGTTGGTATTTGCCAACGCTAGTAAATTTATAACCTTTCTTTATGAAAGAAGTACTACCACATGCACATACGTTTTCTACAGAGTCTGAGTAAACGTTAAAATTAATACTGCTATCCCAGGGTTGAAGTTTATTATAAAGTTCTTCCGTAGCTAAAATATCTTGAATATTGTATTTTTTCATTTCAGCCCAAGCGGCTTTATTACCTTTTAAACATTCTTTCCATAGTTCAAAACCAGGAAATTTTTTATGAGTTAATTTTTTATGTTTTTTACATAGTTTTTTAGATAGATACTCTAATTTATTTGAGGTAAAGTTAAAATATTTTTTAGCAATCCTCATGGTGTCTATTTGTTTAAAACTAGAAGGAGGTTGCATTCCATGGATAAGCATTCTTGCTTTAATCCGTTTAATATCAAAAGAGGTAGAATTTTGACCTATAACAATATCTGAAGCATCTAAAAGATTCCATAGGTCTTCTAGCAAAGGTTTGTCATTTGATATGTTTTTTGCTTTACTTTGGTCTTTATAATAGACTTTTTTCTCGTTTAAAAATTTAGCAGAATAAGAAAGTAAATGCCAGTCTTCTACTACCTGATTCAAGGCAACGTTTTGATCAAATAAACCCCAAGTATATGAAATTATTGGGCTTGTCTCAATATCAACAATAAGAATTCTAGGAAAATTAGATTTCATTTTTAACCTTTCGATTTATCTGTGCTTGTCGTCTTGCTTTTGTCCACGGTTTGCCCTTAAAACGCGCAGAAACTTTTAATCTGTTTTTGTTAGAAATTGTTCTTCCTATCAAAGCTTGACTTATTTTGTTTTTATGTTCTTCAGTGAAAATTCTTGTTGTCCCTATTTTTGCAGCGGATAGTTTTTTCTTATGCTCATCTGTAAATTTTCTACCTTTTAGCGCTTTACTTAGTTTCTTCTTTGTTTTATTAGATCTCTTAATACCCAATACGCTTCTTGCCTGTTTACACATATTATATTCTGGATTCAGCTGGTCTATATACTGTTGTTCTAAAGATATTAATCTATCTGGATTACAATATTCTATAACTTCATAAATAAATACTTTTTTACCATTCTTATTATAAGTTCTTTGCAAATGAGTATTCGGATGTGTATTTCTTTTGAGATCAACTTTATGACGAGTAATGCGCATAGTGACATTAACAGAAGAACCGATATACATTTTGTTATTCTGTATATTAGTTATTTTATAAATACCGCTTTTACTCATTTCTTATTCCTTTTACTTTTTTTACTAGTATCAGGTCCATTTAAAGACTTTACCACGGTTGAGTTATTATGTCCATGGATAATTTCAATATCTTCAATTGTATTAAAAATACTTATAGAAGGATGATTTCCTGTAATCCATTCCATTACACATTTACCTGATGGTAGTTTTGCAATTAGGGCCACAATACCGACACCAGATACACCAGTTCGGTCTTTTTTTCTAACAAGTTGATATAATTGAATTTTATCACCGTGCATATTTAATTACTCAAAACTCCACCCAGTAAAAATAAAAGAGACTGGAGTGTTATTAGGAATCTGTGGGCTATCTAGACTAATAATGATTTGCTGCTGATCAGTTACTTGTACGGCATGTCCTACAGGCGAATAGTTATTGTTATCAGAACAAAGATCACCTCCGCCGGAAAGCAAATTAGTTTTTGCGTATTTAAAATCGTAAATAGTACTACTTGTTGGATTATTTCGTCTTTGATAACAAAGTCTTTTTGAACCAAGGGTTAAAGTAATCCAGCCTTGTTGACTAGTAGAAGCAGACGTAGGAGCAATAAGATGCAATGGAACTATAATTGATCCATTAAAAGGGATATCTAATGGAGTTGGAGAAACTCCTCTAGATTCTGTAACCTCTAATTCCTGCTGGTTATATAAAATATCATTACCCGGTTGACCAGTTTCACCTGTATCTCCTTTTGGACCAGCAGGGCCCACTGTATATATATTTTCATTATCACCGCAAGCCATAATTGCTAATGCTAAAAACATAAATATTGCTAAAAACAAAAGTTTATTCATATTATTAATTTCTTTTTATTTGTTTTTTTTAAAACCATTCTGCTCCGGGGGCAGGTACCGCCCCTGCCTTGACACTGGTTAACAGCCAGCCGCTTGCCTTCTCAGCCACCCCGGAGCACAATGGTTTATTTTATTATTAAGACATTAATACAACAATAGACATTGCTACAACAGTAAGCGCAACTGCAACTAAAACATTTTTTACAGAAACTGATGTTTTCTTTTTTGTTTTTTTAATTTTTCGTACTTTATTTTTCATTTCCTCTACTCCTTACAATTTAAATGTATTAAAGGGTTATATTTAGAGTATGCCACAGAAAACAATTCTTGTAAATAGTAATCTTTATTCAATTTATAAGCAGTCATATGTAAAACTGAGGACATTAAACTAGAAGGAAAAATACAAGAATCTTGAAAGGTTAACTCACATTTATCTAAATGTGGCCTATTTAATACACAATGACCTAGTTCATGAAATATTAAAGCTTCTTTTTCATAATCCTTTGCGCTTTTATAAAAACCTATATCAATAACAATAAGCCTAGGATTGGAAAAAACACAATATCCTATACGATTGGGTGATTCTGTTGTTCTAGTGTGCCCGAATTCTATTGTTAAAGAAGGCCAATTAAACTCTCTTCCTCTTCTTTCTGCCTCTTTTTTAAATAATTCTACATATTTAATTAAATCAGTTTCACCATCAATTACGCTAGCAGAATGTGTATTACCGCAGGCAAGTAAAAGAAAAAATATCAAATAACGAATCATTTGGCTAAATCTTTTAAAAGTTGTTTTACTTCTTTGATTTTATTAAGTTCTTTAGCAAGATCGTAAACAAGTTCTAATTCTTCTTCATATATTTCCATGAGCCTCTTGGGTAGTTTACCAACGTCATCCAGTTGTTCTCTAAGATCAAGCACAAGCTCTAATTTATCCGCAAGTTTTGCTAATTTCTTTTGAGTTTTATCTTTAAATTCTGGTCTTAATTTTTCAAAATATTCAAGACCTTTAATATGAGCTTTAGCTGGACTTGGAATATCGCCCGTTTCTGCTTCTTCAATATCATGACAAAGTGCAGCAATAGTTTCAGTTCCACCTAAATAATCATAAATTACCGCAACTCTAAAACTATGTTCACCAACTGATTTTCTTTGTTGAAGTCTATGTGTTTGAAATCTTTGAATAATATGTAATTTTAAAGCTAATTTTAATTGTTCAAATGTAAGCATCTATATCTCCTAACAACATTATATCATACTATTCATTTTTTTACCACAGTTTGAACAAAATACCCATTTGGAGGCCTACATCATCAAATCCCTTTGTTTTCAGTTCTTTCTTATAAAAAATGTTCGAATTAACGCTAAAAAAATCATTAAATTTATAATCGATACCCTGCTTAGAATAGATTTGTTTATATTCTTCTAATTCATGTTCGTACTCTAGATATAAAGTAAAACTTAAATTATTGTTCAAAGGTTCAAAAACATCTAAAAATGTCTTATAATTTGAAGCGCCGTCTTTTAAACTTCTTTGTGATTCAAACCCTAATTCTCCGGATGCTTCAAGAGTTAAAGGTATCATTATTAAAAGTGATATTAGTCTTACCATGTTCAGTTTTCTCCCATAAGGTCGGATTAAATATATTCTGCCATAAGGCTCTATAAGTTGCAATAGACATTAACAACCAGTAAAAGGGTAATAATATTGAACATATGGCACATTTAAACTTTCTAGAAGCAAAGTATGAAACTAAGATCATCGAAAAATTTCCAGCTATTAAGCAAAAAAGTAATAGAAAATAGGGTGTATTTTCAAACAAAACTTGTATATATTCAGGGTCAAAAAATAACCATGATGTGAAGAAAAAGTATAAAATAGGGTTAATTAAATTAACAAAGAATGTTCCAAATATGAATGTAAGAAAAGAAAAATAATCCCTTAGATAAAAATTTGTATATAATTTTTTATTTCTTATGTGCTTTAAAAATGTTTGAATATATCCCTTATTCCACCTGGTTCTTTGTTTAATCCAGGATTTTATATCAATTACTGATTCTTCGTATGTTATTGAATCAAGAAAACTTGTTTTATATCCTTCTATTCTTAATCGAATTCCTAATTCTGCATCCTCTGTTACATTTTCAGCATCCCAGCCATTTAATTTTTTTAATACACTTGTTTTAAAATGATTGCTTGTTCCGCCGAGTGGGAATATTGAATCTATTTTTGCTACACCTTTAATAAAAAAATCAAACCAGGTTGCATATTCAATACAAAACAATCTAGTGAGTATATTTTCTTTACAATTAAACCAGTTTAGACGAGCCTGAAGACATACATATTCCTTTGGAAGACTATTAAACTTATACACGGCTTTTTTCAATTGAGATGGCTCAGGAATATCCTCTGCATCATATATTGTTAAAAATTCACCAGTCGCAGTTTTTAGTCCATAATTACAAGCATTTGGTTTTGTTTTAATTTTACCGTGAGGCACGATTACTTTTTTAAAATAATTAGGAGTAGATAAACCGTTAAGATGTTGAATCATTAGTTTGTCATCTTCTTCTATCAAAATTTTAACATCTAATTTATCTTTAGGGTAATCAATATTACTAATTGATTCTATTAGCTTATTTATAACACCGGTTTCTTTGTACACTGGCAAGAGAATTGTATATACAGGAAAACTTGTTATTTCTTTATAATCTTCATTTGAAACTCTTGAATAGAAAGATAAAATAATCTTGTACAAAGTAGTATAGAAATAAAACAAATGAATTAAAAAAATTGATAGTGAAAATAAAAACACATTTACTTTCAATTAAACAGTTTTGTTTCAATATCTTCAACTGTTATTACTATAGAATTATCAACGGCCTCAACTATAACAATATTGGGTCCATTATTTTGGACAACCAGTTCAAGTCCATTGAAAATGCTATCAATGGTATCTTGTTTAAGTCGAAAGTTATCTTTTGGTTTTAATCTCATTTAATCACGCTTTTAACTGGAACTTCTACTTCGATTTCATGATCAGACTCAACCACTCCGATGATATCCATTATATCACCAACTCTTACATATCTATCCTCTTTTACATGAAAAAAATAGTTTTGATCATGAATTTGATTTATTTGAAATATCCAGTTTTCAAACTGAGTTCTACCGGTGACCATGGTATAATCATATTCAGTTTTATATACACAACCCTCGATTACCCTAGAAATAATATTCTCGCCGTTTTTTAATCTAAAAGTCGCAAATGATTTTTTAACATTAAACTTTCTTTTTTCCATGGTCCAAATAGTTGTATCTTTTTTAAAAAGCTGCGCCAAATTCTTCAACATAAGTATTCCTTCTTAGTTTAGCATGTTTTTTAAGCCATTGCGTGTTACTTATCTCAAAGTCTATCACATATGCCTTCGTTTTACCAGGGTGTAATCTTACTGCCCTACCGATAGCCTGCGTTACGGCTATTTCACTTTTACCGCCTCTAGCTAGAATCAAATAGTCGGTAGATCTTATATCGGCACCTTCCCCTAGTACGGTTGAAGCCACTAGAATTCTTGTCTTTTTTTCATTAAATCGTTCCATAGCTTCAGTTAACTCTTCTCTTTTATTATCCCCTGTTAAGTAGTCAACTTCAATTCCTGCTAAAGAAAGCCAATCTCTGATTTGTTCTCCTACTAACTCTTTTCTATCAACAAGTATAAGTATTTGTTTATCCTTAGGAATTTCTTTTACAGTTTCAACGATAGCATCGTGGAACACTTTACCGCCGTAGTTAAGCTTATATTCATCTTGATAATCACCGCCCATTGAACCTTTTAATTCTTTAATAATAAACTCAACGGGTGTTAAATATCCATCTTTAGTAGCTTGTACACTGTTATAAGTGTATAATTTTTCATCACATACTCCCCATAATTCCATGAACTTATTATCATTTCTAGTATAAGTGCCAGAGAAGTTAAAACGATAGTATACATCGTTCATATGCGGTAAAAGATTCATATAACTAGAGGCTGCGGCATGATGCGCTTCATCGATCATTAAACTTTGAACATGCTTCATGATTACACCAACAAGGTTTTGTTTAGTCAAAGAGGCAAGAGTTTGAACCGTTGAAATAAGGATGGGTTTAAGTTTTTTGTTTGATTTAATAGCTGTCGTATTTACTTGCATTACATTTTTACTACCAAAGTAGTTACTAAATACTTCATATGTTTGCTGTGACAATGCACTACTAGGTACTACAAACAACGTGTTAACACCAGTATTCTTAATGATATTGGCAGCAATAAGCGTTTTACCGCCACCTACACATACCTGAAATGTCCCTCTTGGCCTATCGTTTGCAATATCTATGCATTCCTGTTGATAATATCTAACTGCAGGTGGTTTATTATTCCACCTAAACAAGTTATAAGGCTCAGGTTTAATTCTTTTATCAATTACAGTAGCAAATTCTTTAACCTTAAACAAAAGACCAGATGGAAACTGATTATCTTTATCAAGCATACATATTACAACTTCACCAATCTTACTTATTTCACCAGCAAGAAAGTGAGCTTTACGCATTTGACGTCTTACTAAAGCCTTCTGATATGCTCTTTGTAGAAACCTAATCTTCTTCTCTTTATCTTCATCATAATAAGATAACAGTTGAGCTGCTTTCTTTAACTCTTCTTCAGTTGCTTCTACAATCTTAGAGTAACTGTTACCTTGTTCAATGATCATAATTCAATATACCAGCTTTCTATGTTTACCACAATACTGTCAAATAGTTGACAAGTAAACAATAAGGGAACCTCATGGTGAAATAGCCATGGTTTACAATTAAAGTAAATTGTTATAGACGCATATACTTAGATTGACTATTTGCTTGTAGCTTCTCTTTTAAAGAGAGATTAAGCTAGGAAGCTCTTATATTTCACCTTTGCGCTAGGCACTGTAAACCAAGACGCCGGACATACCATGTCCTAATAGCTTTCCAAGTATTTTATGTCTATATACGCCGTTTACGTTAAAGCGTTGTTCCCAGTCTATGACAGTTTCATTACTCTAACACTCTGCGCGTTTGCTATCACCGATGATTTATATTAAAGTCCTAAACAGCTTATCGGAACAAAGGACTAACTTTAGAATTACCAGAAGTCTTTAAAAATACCTTTAAGTTGATCATTTAAATGTTTTTTACCATGAAGATCTTCAGTATCTTCTTCTGGACCTTCATTAGAATTTGTAATTTTGTGTACTTTTTCTACTGCAGTCTTTAAGTCAACACCAATGCAGAGTACACTAATAATAAGATCTTTCATTTGATCTATTGTTAAACCTTCTGTAAGCTTAACCCACAGTTCAATGTCTACTTTTTCATCAGGAAATGTTTTATTTTCAATAAATATACGTCGAACTTCAGCTGAAGGAAGACCAACTTCGATTACAGTAGCAAATCTGCTTGGTCTATCTTTAATACGTGAAGGAATCTTATCTAAATAGTTTGTAGTAGCTATGTAAACAATATTGTCTACTTGCATTTCACCATCTAGAAGACTTAAGAAACTTCCCTCATCTCTATAAAGAAGTTGATCGAATTCTTCGAAAACTGCTAGAATCCTTTGATCACCTTGAATTTCTCTAATAATCTTAACACTTTCACTTAAAAGAGATGGACTAGGACAAAAGAAAACAATTCCACCTTTTTTAATTTCAGATTCAATGAGACGAATAATAACACTTGATTTACCAGTTCCATGTGAACCATGCAAAAGAATGCCTCTTTTATAAGTCATTCCTCTGCGTTCATAACGAAATCGCACATCTTTATTCCAGAAGTTATCAATCTCTTTAATAATATCTTCAGAAACGAAACTCGGAAGTTCTATCAGATTATCAGTCATGATAGACATTGGTTCAAAGTAAATCTCACCAGATTGTGTCATACTAATAGTATATAAACCTGGGTTCATACTAGGGATTTCTTGAACTTTTCTAGTAGGAAAAAACCTACCTTCCATTTCCCTAAAATGATGATAAATTTTTTCAGTTTTATTGATTAAATTAGTCATTTAAGTTCCAGTCTATACCTACAATACCTAATTCGTCAAGTAGCTTGTTAATATTCTTAAAATGAGGTATATTTGCAAAATTGTTATTCGGAATGATAGGACTCGGGTGACTGGTATTATATATTGTACCATTAATTACAATAGGTTGAAAGCTTTGCGCATGTTTACCCATAAACCAGTAAACTCTTGGTTTATTTTGTAACTTACTGATAATACTGGAAATAAAAGGTCTCCAATATTCTTTATGACTTACAGTACTTTCTTCAACAGAAGTAAGTGAACTATTAAGAAGTAGAACTCCTTTTGAAGCCCACTGACTTAAATCTCCACTGTTAGATTTATAGCCGCTTAATTCTAACGATTTGAATATGTTCTTTAAGCTACCAGGAATAGGTCTACCATTAGGTATAGAGAAAGCAAGCCCTGTAGAATCTTCTCGATTCCTGTAAGGATCTTGACCTATGATAACAACCTTTACGCGGTCTTGCGGAGTAAGTTCTAAAGCTTTAAACCTTAGTTCAGGCTTAGGTATAACATTTTTTCCATAAGGAGGAGTTGGTCCTTGAATGATATTAATCATCTTTAATATTTTCCATTGTTATTGTTAAACAATTTGTAATTTTATCTAATAAAGTAATATAATTTTGACAATCATTACCACTTCCATAAACTTTTAAAGCCTCATTCTTTTTCTCAATCATCCGCTGCTGCTTTCGAACGAGGTCGATGAGTTCAAGGATTTTTTCAGCGTAGCCTTGTTCCTGAACATCACCTTGCATCATCATTGCATTGGCGGATGACTCCCAAGCTATCAGCTTCTTTTCAGTTGTCATATTATTTCCACTCCTTAAATTTATTTAGCGCATATATAAGCTCTTCCTGTGCGTAAGCGTTTGGTTTTCCATTGTCTAGTGGCGCAGTCAGATGCAGATTAATTGACTCCGCCATTTTTTTCAAAGCATCCATCGCGTCCATAATAAGGGCAGCTTCTAAACACATTTTTTTAGAGGCAAGGACATCAACTACCAACCCGACTTTTTTAAAACCCTCAGGCATTTCCATTATTTACTCCCTTTTACTAAAATATTGTATATGTTAAAACCCCTGTCAATGGCTTCCTTTTTACCTTCGTTCATATCTTTTAAAAGATCAGACAAGTCTTTATATGCAGTAAAATCTAAAGATAAAGCCGCTGCAGATGCAAGTTTTGCTATTTCTGTTTTAACATTCACTAAAGTTTTCATATTACTCATTTATTAATTCTCCTCTTTATGCGCTTGAATTAAGTAAGCAAGCGTGTCTAATACTTTCTTGCGCTGGTTGTTTTTAGCAGCAGCAGCAGCAG